TACTTATAGTTTTTACTAATAATTCCAAAGCTTCCTTTCTTTTTTGCCTGTCTTTATATTTTAAATTAGAGATAATCCAATCACACCATGTTGCTTTTGAATTAGTTACATACATAAACCCCGCACAAATTGGTGTGTCTCCATCATAAACAATAAACCCACCCATTCCGTTCTCTGGTAAAAAATCTGTTGAAGGAGGTGTCCATCTCCAATCTTTCCACCACTTACATAGAATGTTTTCATAGTCTCCTTTTTTTAGTGGCATTATATTTAATTTCATTTCTACAAAGATAATAAAATTCTATGGATTACTTTTCATCGAACTACTACCGACAGAAAATAATTCTACAGCTTCAGTATTATCATTTTGTAGCGTAAAATTCATAAAGTATCCACGAGCACCATTGGATGCCGCTATAGGATCTTTTATTATCAATATAAAATCACCAATAGGAGGAACAACTCCTGGAAACGGATAAGGTAAAGGAGTACCTACTGGTGGGTATGGACCTACTGTATCTACCGTAATAGAAGGTAATGTAACTACACCAGTTACAACATCTGTAGTTTGTTGCCTTACAATGTTAGTTACTGCTCCCACAAAAGTTGGAACCCCAGGTGTTGCTGGTGGTACTGTAGAAACAATAGAATAAACTTGATCTCCAACGGTTACTATACTCCCTAAATCTTGCAGGTTAAAATTAATTACTATAGCGTTAAGTGGACCTATTACACTATTAGATGCTCCTATACCATTAGATGATCTGTCTCTAAAATTAGTGGTGGTAGAATTTTCTCTTAAGAATGAAAACCACTCACCTTCTTTTTGCACAAACCATGTTTGAATAGGTGCGGGACCAGTACCAGGCATAGAGCCAGTGTTTAAATCTGTAAATAACCCTGTACAATTCCAAGCGTCATTACTTTCATATGACATGGTTTTAAACAACTTAATAGTCTGAGGCTCTACATTAAACACTGACTGAATAGTAGAGCTATATTGAACCCCATAATAATTATTTCTTAAAGGATTAGTATTGTGTCGATATAAATTTCCTCCACTCCAACTATAGAAAAAACCGTTCATACCACACATATAGTCTGGAAGAAAAGAATAAAAAGAAGGCCATCCTTTTACATCTTCACTGTAAGATAAGGTATTTGCTTTAAGTGGATCTGACATAGTTTTATATTTTTAAAATTAACATGTTCCTACACATGTGGTTAAGTTAGTAATTACTCCATCTGAACTTATAGTAACACACTGGATTGCTCCACCAACATTTACAGGATAAGTTCCTGCAGGAAATGGAGTTACTCCATCAGGATCAGTAAAACACCAATCTCCGTTAGATAAATAAGGAGCACTACCTGGCACAAAAGGACTTGCAGGGGGAGTACCCACATATTGAGTATATAAAGTTGTTGCGGTAGTTGCACTACATGATCCTCCCGCTACACCAATAGGCCAAGAACTAAGTTTGACAGGACAATAAACTTCTATGTTCCACTGTGTAGAAGGGTCTAATCCCTCTACTACAACTTGCACGGTTCCAGGAGTAGGGTTAGGCTTAGGGACTACCATATAAACCCAAGGTCTACCAGTGTTAGAAGGAGATGATGATTGTATTCCTGTGTTAGGAGTGGTATAAGGTCCCAAAGTAATTATATCATTAACCCCGCCTGTTTGAGTAGGCATAAAACTTGAGCTTGCAAAATCCCATTCATAATTAAACCCATTTACAGTTTGAGTATTTCCTGGCCACGCATTAACACATAAAGAAAGATTAGTAGGTACCACAGGATTTAAAGAACCTGTAGGGAGTGTAGGCCCAAAGGGAGGTGGTTGAACAGCAGGATCATTACTATAATAAGCACCTAAACCACTACCTGTATTAGCTGTACAATCAGGGATGGGATTTGTTGTAGGAGGGACATAAGGAATACTATAACCCCAAGTTCCCACGAAACCTTGCATATAACCTTTTATAGGGTGACTATATTCGGAAGCACTCACCCCATCAAAAGTCCAAGTACATTTATCAGGTCTACTCTCAGGATTAAACCTAATTACTATAGCCCCCATATCTGACCCTACATTTATATTCATTGTATATTTACCAGCATTTCCACTACCTGTTAATAAGCCTGTGGGACAATATAAATCATCGCATGTTGGACAGGTGGTAGGAGCACTTAAAACACCTCCAGATATTTGCCTAAAAACACCACCTATAGAATACCATCCATCAGGGGCTGGGTTAGTTAAATTAACATCTGTATACAAAGCGGTAGCAGTAAGAAAACTTGCCCCTGCCCAATAGAAAACTCCTGAATTATTACACGCCATATCTTTATTTTATTTTATTATTTAACATGTTCCCTCTGATATTACTACTCCGTTAGCACCAATCTCTATCCACTTATTATCATTAAATGGAGCAACTATTGAACTATCTGCTCTATAAAATCCTGGAGCTGCATAACCTGAAAGTATCGAAGGTGGAGTTGGGTATAAATTACATTTAGTATTATTATAAAGTACACTTCCTAAAGTTGGCAATGCCCCATTTCCTGTAAATCCTTTAAGTGCACTTCCTGGGTCTCCAATGGTACTAATACATGCCTGCGGCTGCGTAGCAGTGAGAGGGCCTAAAGTAACAAACTTACAAGGCACTTCACATAGGCAACAAACTTCTTCAGCTGAAGATGGATCAGAACAATAACATAATTGTGAAGAACCAACTATTCTGAAATCCCAAATTAAATATAAATATTTATCCCCAGGGATAGTGAATGCAGGCTCAACAGCTTCATAAACTCCAGGTGAAGGATTAGTAATAGCTCCACTTACTACTGAAGAGGCTGTTAATAAAGTTTGAATTTCTGATGGTACATTGTTATATAATGTGGTAGAATAATGTATTCTAAATTTATGAATTGAAGGATCAAAATCAAAATTATCTATACCATATTTTTCAGTTCTCAATCTTATGGAAGCTCCGTTATACGGTATCACATTTAAAGATTGTATCCCTGTATTAGAACTATACTCGGCAGCATCAGGAGTATTTAATTCAGCTGAACTAAACCCTGTAAAAGCACTAACGTTAGTTGAGTTAAACCAATTATAATTAGTATGAATAAATTGTCCATTATAGTTATTAGAATTTACTACTACCTGAATAACTGTTAATTTTTTTTCTTTAGGGCACCTTACTGTAATTTTATAAGTAGCCGGAACAATAGGTGCTCCTCCTGAAGGCGTACAAGTTACCGTACACGTTGAAGGAGTGTTAGTGGTTTTATTAAAAGAAAGCATTCCGTTATTAAAAGCTGAAGCACTTGCAACAACTGCCCCATCCCATTCTACAGTAATAGTTACAGTTCCTGAATTCACGCTAAATGGTATGTCTACTTGACCAATTACCAATCCTAAATTAACATCAAATGTAATAGGTTGAGTAGCATTTAATTGACTAACAGAAGTTCCACAAGGTATTTCATCAACAGGCATTGGTACTTGCCTTAAATTAGTTCCTAATACATACTCTTTCATATAAGGGTCATATCCTCCTAATTTTTGAGTAGTTAAGTTAGCGTTAAAACAATCTCTAAACCAACTATTCATCCCATAAGTAGAAACAACTTGTAATTGATCACTACCTTGCGAGGCTCCTCTTAAGTTTAGTACAGCTCCTCTTTTAGTGTCAGTAAAGAACATGTCATAACCCCAAGAAGTAAAGCTTTCAGGATTAAAACTTATACCATACTCTTCTATTCTGGCAACTTGGGTTCCTAATACTTGAGGTACCGAAGCAATAGCCCCTCCTCCTGTAGAATCTGTAATAACATTTTTACCAGCTAAAACATAAGATATCCTATCTTCTTGTAATACAAGTATATCTGTTTCACGAGCATGAAGTTTTTGAATAGGACCAAATGTAGTTTCTAAATCTTTAAAGTTTGCAAGCCCTAAATTAAATTCATTAAGATTATTACTGTTAGCTGAACTACTATACACTCCACTATATGTCATTCCTGCAAATCTGTCTGCTTCTTGAAAGTCTTGATTAGATACAGCTAACGTTCTTTCTCCTAAATTAAAACTTCTTCCAGAGGGACTGTCATATATTTTATAACTTTCTACACCATTTCCAAAAGTGTAACAGTTATAAGCATCAAGCATTGTAACTAAAGGAACCACTGTATTACCAGAAGCATCTACTACCTGATCTTGTCCTAATGATGCTAAAGAATATAAAGATGTAGATGGATCAAAATTTTGTTTAGCTTTATGAAATTTCTTACCAGTAGTTGGGTCTGTACCAATATCTAAAAGTGATGAAGCATCGTAATATAAATTAGGATCTGCATCTTGAGGTGTTGTTTCAAAACAAAATATACCACTTGTTCTGGTTACCTCTATTTTTAATCGGGCTCTCCCTGGAAACAATCCACCCCAATCAGAACACCTGGTAAGTGCTCCTTGATATGCGGCATACATTGAACCCGCAGCGTTTTGGTATATTCCAAAACTTGCATTAAACTCACCTTGAGCAGTACATATCGATGAACTACTACTATATAGGTTAGGGAAAAATTTAAGGTTCATTCCATCAACATCACTTACTCCTGGTGAAACAGAACCACCATTTCCTGAACAAAACATTTGACTTTCTAAATCATCTCCTATTGCCCATTGGTGAAAATTACCATAACTTTGTGTAGATATAAAAGTTCTGTCATAATATATTCTTCTTCTACAAGCACCTCCTCCTCTTGTTGATTGAAGTTTTATTCTTATAGTAGATCCGGCTGGAATATCATATGGAATTCCATTACTAAAATTTAAACTATAGGCTGTAATACAACTTCCTGATATACTACCCCCACTCTCATTCTTTTTACTTTTTTGAGGATAAAAAATTTCTGACTGATCTATTGATTCAGTAGTCCACCCAGATGGTTTTAAAAGCATGTATAAACCTTTTAAAGATTTATTTGTAACACCTCTACTGGAATAAGCCTCTATAGCTAAAACTACCGCTTTTTCTAATGTAGGAAGAGGACCTTGAGTATCTGACTTTACTATTAGTTCATCTCCTACTTTTAAAACATTTTGGTTTTGACCCTCTAACCTAAACCATACTTGCGATGGGTCATTTTCTCCTGCTATTGGTAAAGAAGATCCAGCATCTGCTAAAGTAGCTGTTCCGTCTTGTTCATAAAATAAATTAGAAAAAATAGTTTCATAGGTACCTTGACTTGGCTTGACTACAAATTTATATTTAGTAGCCCAATAAGGAGGTATATTGGAAAGATTAACTTGCATTTTATTTTGATTAACCGAATTGCCCGCATCAAAAAATACTGTAGGCTCTTGACTGGTTAACACTGTGGAAGACCTTCCATACTCATCCATATAAACAATTCCTACTTGATAGTCTCTATTAGAATGAAGACTTGAAGTATCAGCTGTTAGCTTATAAGAAGCAAAACAAGAAAACTCAATAAACTGATAATATCTAAATGCATTTGCAAAAACTCCTCCCGCACTTCCATCTGCCTGGAAATATTGAGTAGCAGGAGCTTTAATAGTAAATGATTCTCCCGACACCGTATAATCAAATCCATCTTGAAAACATAATTGTGCAGTTGGTGCTCCTCCAGGAATAATTACAAAAGTAGTTCCATCGACCGCTAAAGTCGCTAATCCACCATCTATATCTTCTAAATTAACAAACTCATCTCCAGCCACTGGAGCTGGTGCTATTACTGCTGCTGATAAACCAGTTAGCTGATCGTATACTATATCTCCAACTTGTATACCGAAAACTCCCATATCAGTACCTGTTACAATCATTTGTCCAGTATCTTGCGTAGCTGGAGGAACAGGAGGAGTTATAGCGGCACAAGGAGTTAATGGTGCAGCCCCACAAGAAGTAACACCCGAAGCAATAGAATTAGTGGTACAAACTATAGGAAAAGGGGTAGTATCTAAAACAGCAGGAGCACATGGTGCATTTGTTATTCCTCCACTTACTAATATAAAGCTTGTTCCTACCATTGGTGAGTCTGCAGTAGCGTAAAATTTATCCCCTAAAGTAGCCCCTGTATTAGAGTCATTACAAGGATATAAAGATTTTAATAATCCTTGCTCCAAAGCAGTACCAGGGGCAAAGCCCTGAGCCACACTACCTCCAATTCTATTTTTAAAAGCACTTGAATTTAACATAGTATTAATATCCGCATAAGGCTGGTCTACCGTAAAAAGAAATCCTACAGTAAATGGAGAGGACTGTATGGTAGCAGTTGGTGCTGGAGTGATACCATTATTAATTACCGTAGTAGGGGTCACTTGTTGCATGCTAAATTCAAATTTAAATGTAGTGCCAATTTCAAGAGGAGCCCCACCTGCAGGAGCTGCATCTGATAAATCAAAAGTCAAAGCTGCAAGTGGCTCTGTATGAGTCCCTCCTGTAAAAGTATCAATAGTATAATCAACTGGAGAACCAACACCATTTGGTAATGGTTGACCAGCTATAGTCTCTGTTATAGGATTGACATGATAGGTAATAGGTATCTTACTTCCTCCTGGAGCATCTACAATATCGTATTGATCAACATAATTACCATACATTAAACGATTACCTTGAATGGTTTGAGCCTTAGCAGTACGAGGAACATTGTCATAAAGTCTTAATAATTCGTCTGATCCTAAAGTGCTATATATTTCACTGTTAAGAAATTCAATTTCATAAAATTGATTATTATTAATTCCCAGTATTTCTTTATCATATCTTTTAATTACATTAATAACATTAGATCCTGTTAATTTAAAAAGAATATCTATTTCTTTTACCCTTTTAGATCCTGTAGAAACTGTTACTCTACATCCATTAAAACGATTTTTCATGGCATCGTTCCAAAAATTCTGAAGGCTTAATTCAAAATCAGGCTGAGGTTGAAAAGCAGGATTAGTAAATAAAGACGTAGCACTATACTGTCCGTCTTCATAACGATATCTATAAGCAAAAGATAAAAACCTAACATCCATATAGTTAGGACTTTCGATACCACCACCAGCATTACTAAATCCAGGGATTGCAATAAGCTTTATAAAAGGAGCTCCTAAAGGAGCTACCTGTCCTGCAGTTGCATCAAAATCCTCAAAGCCCGGTGGCTTTACAATAACACTTACATCCTCTTCCTCAAAAACATCATCTACTGTTCCAGGTCCAGGGTCATCATAATTTCTTTTTATATTTATAACTCGAGGAGGATTTAAATCATCGGTAAAAAATAATAAGTTTTCAATCTTACTTACTCCGGTTATTAAATATTTAAAATCAAAATTTAAAACTGAAGTACTAATAACGTGATAAACTAAGGACCCTATATTAGTATTATAAGATACAATCATATCTACCACCCCTGTAGTTACAGAGTTAGGATTGTTTTCGTTATGAATAAACCAATAAAGAGTTTCATTAATACCATCCTCATACACTCCAATAGTTCTCACATCTCCAACCAAAGGGACTCCTTGAAACTGTAAATCAGTTAAAATACTATTACCTCTTGAATTTTCTACCGCACCTATTTCAGTATTTTCTGTAGAACCTAAACGAACATTTAATGCATCAATATACTCTCCTGTAGGAATAAGTCTTTCGTCAACAGACTTATTCATTCTACCCTTTATAAAATTCGTGCTAACATTTGTCATATTATTTTATCCATTTATCCTGACCTCTTAAATTTTGTAAGAGTCTACCAGGGTGTATGTTACTTAATCTTAATTTAGCATTTCTTAATAAAGATGATTTATCTTTTCTTGCTCTATTAATTATATATTCCTGTACTCCAAATCGGCCATTCAAAATAGCATACTTTATATAAGCATATATAAAGTCTTCAAATAATTTATTTACGCTTACACTGGAGTCGTCACCATTTTCCATGCCATCTGAAACATACTCTAATACCACTAACTTTCCAGCCATTCCTGAATTAAAGTTTATTACTCCTCCTTTTTTGTTTATACTAAAAGTAGGATTTACATTTGCAGTCTCTGTATTTAAACCATATCGAGCTCCGATTTGATAATCAAAATACCATATTCCGTCTACTAAGTACCCCAACTGTCCATTATAAGGTCCATCTCCTAAATACATAGTTCGTTGTTGGTTACCTAATCTTTCTTTATCCCAAAAAGAGTTATGAGGTTTTAAAACATTCCCATCAATATCAAATAATATTCTACATTCATGGTCTTGTAAATAAGCCCCACTCCAATTAGTTTGAATATTTTCTGTCATAGGATAAAGCATTCCATTTTGCTCTAAAGATATTCTCACCCAATTAACATAATCTTGAGGTAAGACAAATCTTAATTGATCACATATTTGTAACTCTAATATTTTTATTTCTTTCATCGCATCATAATTCAATTCTTGAATTCCTCTTTTTGCGTGAAACAAAACTTGGTATCGATTTATATTATTAATCAGTTCGTTGTTGCCCTGATACATTAGCATAAAATTATTAACAATATCTTCCAAAGAAACATATTGGTAAGAACCCCAGTTAGCATCTGTAGGTACATTTTGATTGTTTTCGTAATATTGATAATCTGTTATATATGTCATAATTAACTACTTTCTTGTGTTTCACTATCTTCTTCTGCTTTTCCAAAGTTATAAACTTCTGCTTCTCGTATTTCTATACCTACATACTGACAGATTTTAGCAATCAACGTAGGCTCATCAGAATCAGGTAATTCAAACTCTTGAAAATCTTGTTGAGTAGGATCAAACTGAGGTTCTCCTAATTGTAAGTTTTGAAAAGTCCATCTTGGAGGTCTTGGATATCTAATATATTGAGTCCTAATAGAAGCTCTATTTGTAATAGTAGTAGGATATACCGTAATCCTACTTCCCTCCATAGTGTAAGCAGGATAAGTTTTAGTAGGGGCGGTTAATTGAGAATTAGTTAAATACCAAATTTTACTTTGTGTTACTCTTTCTACTTCTCGTATTTTAGTATTATTATATATTACATATTCTTGCCCTAATACCACCGGGAAAATACTTCTACTTAAAGTTACTTCCGTGGTTGAAACTACCCCTGTAATGTAAGCCTCCTCAAAAGTAGCGGTGTTAACCACCAGACTTCCAATAGGAGGAGTTGGTGATGAAGTTGGAATAGTAGTCCAACCAGTAGCCGCTCCGTCAATTAAAACGTTGACTCCGGCAGCTGTATTAGTACCTGTAAATAAAGGATCGGAATAATAAAATACTTTATTAATTAAATAATAATCCCTTGGTAGTTGCCATACATTAGAAGCAAAAATATTTCCTAATGTAACAGTTACTGAAAAGGTATCAATCACTTCTTCTAACCCCTTCATTACATCTGCATAACCTGTTCCTGCAGATCGGTTATTTTCTCTATTTATCCAATTATTATAATAATAAAAATAATCCTCAAACATATCTAACTGTGCTTGCTGAGCATAAAGATTAAAATCTTGAGGAGTTATATATCCGTAATTATTTTTATTAGCTATTGCTAATACTGTATTTCTAACTTCGTTTATCGATGCCGCCATTCTTTATAAAGATTTTTACAAAGATAAGAAAAAAAAAGAGGTCTACTTTTTTTGTAAACCTCTCTTTTAAAATGTAAATTAATACTCTATGACCAAGTAAAAGTACCTGCCCATTGAATACCTTGAGTACCAGTAGATGGCATTAAAGGCATCGTTTCAGAATTAGTAGTCCATTTAGACTTCATAACTTCTAACGCTACTTCTTTAAACTTAATAAAGTAAGCATCATCCGTTACAGTGTCTCCCATGCTAATCGCTAACTTATCATTAGTAGATCCTACTTTTTTGTAATGAACAGTAACCTCTCCATTAGAAGCATTACCTCTAATTTCAGTAGCGTTATCTAATCTTACTTTTGTCGCTCCTTGAGAACCTCTATCTGTTAAGATAAAAAAGTCATCACCAACAAGGATTCCAAAATTATCTCCTGATAAAACAATAGTAGTATCGTTAGTTACCGAAGCTACAGTGTAGTTAAGATTAGTAGTTACATTACACACTACATCTCCTGCTTGCACATTTTCTGTAAACTTAGCCCCTGCTAATACGCATTTAGAAATATCAGCTGCCGCTATAATAGAATAAACTGTTCCTGAAGCAGATAATCCTCCTGTACCTGTAGCAGGATTTCCAGCACCACTAATACTTAATACAGTGTCACTATCTACTGCTGTTATTTTTGACCAGGTTCTTACTGGATACCCAGAAATACCTGTAGTAATAACAGCATAGTCACCTACACTAACTGAAGTTAAAAAGTTTTGACCTGACTGAGTTAGTTTTCCTTCAGTAGCCGCATCAGTTGTCCCAGAGTCTGCAGCAACTGCATTTGTTGCGGTAGAACCTGGATACATTTGTACGGGTAAATTAATATATCTATACATCTTACTTAGGCTACTGCTATTGCACTAACAGCTTTAGCTGGTACGTATGCAAATGCAACATCCGTCCAAGAAGTTTTTAAGGCTTCTTCCATAGCGTTTTGTATTGAATCTCTCATTTCTAAAGCAGTAGATACTGTAGCATGAGTCATCGTTACTGTGTTAGCACTATTGTAAGTAATAGTAGTTTTGGTTGTTGCGTTTGCTCCTGCTGGATCTCCAATAGTTACAGCAATCACATCTGAACAGCTTACAAGCATGTCCGTTTCTCCCGTTACAGGAGTGTCTAAAAATTTGTCCATAATTAATAATTTTAATGGGTTAATAAAGTGCAAAGATAGATAAAAAAAAAGCACCTATTTAAGGTGCTCTCTTTATTACTCTTCAGTCTTTTTGAGTTTCTTTTTAGAAGATTTCTTAGTGTCTCCTTTTAGCATTTTATTTAAAAGCTTATATGTTTCTACTCCTTGATCAGTTTGCATATAAGAAGCCACAATATCTTTAGCGTCTTCTCCAAAAGGAACAGTTAACATTTTAGTTTTATTAGTAGCTAAGTTAAAGTAAACATCTCTATTTTTGTTTTTAACTATTAATAAGTTAGCTCCAAAAAATTGAGAAACATCATCATACACTTGAAGTGAAGGATCATTTAACATGTCCATAAAATCAGCTGGGTTAGTACGAGAGAACACTAACATGTCTCTACGAAGTTCTGCTGTACTTCTTTTATCTGCTTGTGATCCAAATAAAACTCTGGATAAACTCTCAAGGGTAGAAAGATCTAATTCTTTTGCTAATATTTGAGCATCTAAAATTATTTCTTCTATTTCTAATTCTTCCGCAGCGTCTTTAGCATTATTAATTTCTTCATATACATGTCCATTTTGTGGATGGTAGTATAAAAATTCTTGAAGAACCTGATTTCCTCTATCTACATTTAAAAACCCATCTTCAAAAACAATAGGTTCCATAATTGCATTTCCATCCTGTTCATCCTCAAAAGGGCTTTTTTGATTTCGTGCATAACGTAAAGCTCGGTTTATCCCTTTGTCTTCATCAAAATAAAGTAATGGGGTTCTTTTGTTGTGGTGAGAAGATAGCATAAAACATAAAGGAGCTACATCTCTTTTTAATCGGTACTGTTTAGCAACAGCTTTGTTTTGTTTTTTCATTTTATATAATTTAATTAAAGTTAAAAAAAAGGGGAGGAGGTTAATCCTCCCCTAAATTAATGATACTTATTAATCTTGGAATAAGAAGAAGTTGTTTGCACCTAAAGTACAACAAGCTCTTTCAGATAAGAAGTTAACTTGCATCTTGTCTACATCAGACGTTCTTGCTCCACCAGCTGAACCAGTGATCCAAGTTTTGTAACGTCTGTCTTCAGTTTCTGAAGCTCTGTATCTAACGTGTAAGAATGGACGCTTAGCGTTCTTACCTAAGATTTGGTCATATACAGTTGTAGAACCAGCTGGAACCATAAGTCCATTGATTTTACCACCTGTTAAACCACCTCTCATTGTAGGATCGTTTAAGTATTTCCAGTCTGACTTGTAGAAATCATAACCTCTACGGAAACCTGTAAAGCCTAAGTTTAAAGCCATTTCCTCATCATTATCAAATAAACCATATGAAGTACCACCAGCTCCGTAAGAGTTTTGTGCTGCTAACATATCGTCAATATCAAATGAGAAATCTCTATTTACGAAAATAACATTTTCTTCAATAGAACCTTGCTTATCTAATCTTTGGATTACTGCATCGAAACCTGCAAGAGCAACTGGGTTACCACCACTCCATACATTTCCTCGGTTATTAACTACGTAGAATACTCCTTCAGATCCTTTGTTTCCTTCTGGACCTGTAGTAGCTGCCGCACCAGAACCTACTGCTGCAGGAACCGCTTCAACCATTGCAGTTTCAAGATAGTCTTCAAAACGAAGTCTTGTTTCGTGCTCAGACTTCATATACCATAAGTATCCAGATCCACCATTTTCAGTAGAAATTTCAACCCATCCAATTTGAGCCATGTCAGAACCATTTACTTCGTAAGTGTCCTTGATGATAATTGGAGAGTTGTCAAAGATAAAGTCTTGAGCTTCTAAAGAACCAGACATTCCAGCAGTTCCTTTTTTGAATTCAGATCCATAAATAAATATACTTACAGTTGAAGCTGCCGCATAAGCTGCTTGAGTTAATTCATAGTAAGCTACTGTTATAGTCATTGGACCACCAGCAACATATCCTGAATTAGCTGTAACTATTGCTTTATTACTTAAAGTTGATCCAGCAGTTTCATCTGAGATCATAATAGTTTGACCTACTCTGATTGCTGCAAAACCATTACTTGGAGCTGATGATGCTGGAGCTACAGGGTTGATTTGTGTTGCAGGGATTGTTATTACCTGTGTAGTTTCATTACCTACATAAGTTGCTAAAGTACACGCTGTATATTTAGTGTGTAACCTTCCTTGTTCAGCCCATTTTATAAGGTCTGAGTTAGAAGGCATTTCAGCACCAACCATTCTTAAAAATGATGCTACTGTTCTATTACCATATCTTTCAAATTCTTTCTCATATGTATCTGGAAGATACTGATTAAGAAAATCAAAGTTAGTAATGTAATTTGAGGCTAACGCTACTTGCTGTGCACTTGGCTGCAAGTCAAAGCCTGGTGTTGCTAATACTGACATAATTTTTTAATTTTTTTAGTTTATAATTTTTTTATACTTCTAATTTTGAGTCCTCTTCCACTGCTTTGGTCACCCATACTTCTAATCTTAAGTCCATCTTTACTGAAACTTTGTGGAGTGTTCCTCATTTCCATATTAATGTTTTTTGATTTTTTAGAAACATTATCTACAGCTTCGGTCATTCCTTGATTATAAAAGAATTCAGCAAACTTGTCAAGATTCATGGCAACTGCTATAGCTTTATGATATCCTTGAGGGTCGTTCATCAATCCACTTTCTTTGTCCATATATTTCTCAACAAAGTTGTTTACATTAGATTGTTTACTTTTTAACTCCTCTCTATCCCCAGGTTTAAATGTAAAACTTTTCTCTCCGATTTTGAACTCAAAACCTTTGAACTCATCGTTAAAAACCTCATCGGTTTTATTAAGAAAATAGTCATACCTTTTCTTCTGTGCTTCTTTAGCATTGTTAGATTCCTCTACATAACTTTTATAGCTATCAAATTCTTCCATGGACTCTTTAGATAATCCACCCCCACTTGACTCAAGAGGAGCTTTATATTTATCTTTTTGTTCATTTAAAAACTTTTTAGCTTTTACAAGTTCTCTTTTTTTAGCTAATTGCTTTTTCTTAATATCTTTTGGATCATCTAATTCTTCGTCAAATGAGAATTTATCCTCCATGATATCTTCAATATCCTCTATATCTAAACCTTCTTCAGTTTTAGAATAGTAAGCCTTTAGCACTTGGTCTCCATCCATTTCATCAAAGTTTTTTTGTAATTCAACAAAATCTTTGATTCCACGTCCAGTTTCCTTTTTGTATTTAAAATACGCTGCAACATCTTCTGGCAATTCTTCATTTGATTCTTTGGTGTCAAATAATTGATCTACCGATTCGATATCTTTATCGTATCTGCTTTTAATATAAGAAAGAACGTCTGCATCATTTAACTCTGATGCGGTAGTTTCTTTTTGTGTTTCTTCTTCCTGTTGTACTTCTTCTTGTTTCGTATTGGTGTCGGCACTCGCAGTGCTTGTATCCACTCGTTCCACGTCAGGTTTACTTTCTGGAGCTTCAAATTTTTCTTCATGCTCTTTAAGTAATTTTTCTTCTATTTCTACTTTGGATTTTTCAACACCGCTTACGTCTTTTACGACAAATTTATTTTCTTCCATTTTATTTAATTTAATTTAGGTTACAAAGTTAATACTAATTTTATTATATTTTTAAGCAAATTATCTTGGATTGAATTCTGCTAAATCAAACCCATCTAAACTATCCTCATTAGATTCAAAACTTACAGGTGGTAAATTATTTTTTCTTTGTTGAATTAATTTAGATTGTTGAGAATTTGCTTCAGCTATTCTTTGTGATTTACCTTCTTCTTTTTTTTGTTCACGCATATCTATCTGTTTCTGTTCCATACCTCGAATTTGCATGTTATAATTAAACTCAACATCCATAAGTCTACGTTTCAAGTCTGCTTCGTTTTTCTGTTTTTCTATTTCAAAAGCAATCTCAGCTTGTTTAATTTGAATTTTAGACTGCATTTCTTGTTGGGATTTTTGCATTTCAGCTTGAGCTTTCATTTGCTGTAACTGTTGTTGTTGCTGGCCTTGCATTGCTTGGGCTTGTTGAGCTTGTTGTTGCTTTACCTTCTCTGTTTGTTTACGTTTTACTTTAAGTAATTGATTAGCTAATTTTAAATTATTAATAGTTCTAATATCAATAGCATCTTCTAAATCAATACCACCACTTTGTAAAGCCATCTGTATGTTTTGTTCAAGCTGAGCCTTTTCTTCTTCATCAGGAGTCATTTCTATAAATATACCAAAGTCATATAAATATAGATTTGATATTTCTTCTAATATACCTAAATTATATTTACCAATTTGCATTGCAAATTCATCTCGGAAATCTGAATACTCTAATACATCTGCAGTCCTAATAGATAAACATTCAGCTAATCTTTTAGTTATATATAAACTTGCTTTTAATATATGTCGAGTTGCTACATTAGAATTTAATGCTGCTAATTTCTGAACACCAACTAAAGAATTAGGGTCTGGAGTAGAAGCATCTCGAGCTTCATTTAATCCTGTCACCTGTCTTATCATGTTCAAATAATGATTATAGTTTCCAATTAACATTTGCATTTTGCTTTGACCACTACTGGATGTTAACTGACTAATAGGTTGTCTGGCATTATTAAATTCTCCATCTTGGGTATAAGACCTACCTACCACACTACCAGTTTGGAAATATAATCGTAAAGCATCTTCAGGATTATACGCAGCTCCTGTTCCTAAATCAACTTCACTCAATCCATCTGCGTCAATAAAGACTCCGTCAGGAACTACTTTAGAAACTACTTGTTGAATTTTTAAATGTGTTAATTGAATTAAATCGGCAAAAGGAATCATTCTTCTTACTAAAGACTCTAATACTCCTTTATACATTCTTGGAGCACAAGCAACATAGTTAGGGTAAGCATATTGATTAGCCGAATTAGGTCTAACCATATTTTCCATCATTTCCCATTTTAAAATAATGTTAGTACCCATGACCATTACACCTTCATACCACACATCAATTCTTTTTTCTACTTTTTCAAAGTTACCCTCATCCATCATTTCTTGTGGAGGATTAAACTCATCATCTTTTTCTACTGTCTTAAATGTTCCTTCGGCAGTTTGTTTTTTCTTGTAAACAAAACTGTTGGTGGTTTTATAATTAAAATATAATAAAGTACAGGTGTCTCTTGAAAACATACTATTCTCATACATCTGTGCTACATTATAGTAATCATACCAAGACTGACTGTATTTAGAAATTTCTTCCATTTGTTCGTTGGTAATCTCAGGGTCTATCTTTACTAATTCAGCTATAGGTAAAGTTTTAATCTCACCCCAATAGAAACAATCTTTAAAATAAGGATCTTCAGTATAACTATAAACTACATTAGCAGGGTCTACATACTCTACTCTTATACCATCTCCTAATTGAAACATATGCTTGCACATTCCAATACCTAAAGTTGCAATATCATAATCAACCCTCTTACGAGTGTCTACATAATGATTTTCTTCTAACATTGTATTAATAGCAGTTTCATTTGCTATTTCAATAGCAGGCTTATAGTTTAATTGCATATACAACTCCATCTCGGCATTAGTCTCAGGTAATGTTTCCGGGTCTACTTCAAACATTTGAACCCCAAACTCCTTTTCAACTTGTCTATATATGTCACCTGATACTATGTTTCTTTCTACCGTATCTTGAAATGTATTTCTTTTTTCTGCTGACAAAGCATCCATTGCAATACAATTTACTTTAAACATTCTATCTGACATTCCGTTTACCACAATGTCTATAAATTTTGGTATAATAGGAACCGGAGTCCAATCTAAATTTAGATAAGACAAATCTCCATCTACTGCTAATTCATTTTTATATTTACCTATGGCTTGTTCTCCTCGGGCATACAATCTTAATCTATGGAATTCTCCCCACTGATTATAAAACCTACACCTCATTCCATCTTTTCTAAACCACTCATATTGAATTGCCTGACCAACTTGTAACCCGAATTCATCTGAAGCTTTTTGTTTATCGGTTGCAAACTGATCTGGGAACGCAGCAGAGTTTATCTGTATTTTTACGTCTTTCATCTAATTATTTGACTTTTATTGCTGGCATTATTATATCTTGCAAAGTTAATACTTATTTTTGATTTTTGTTTAGATGGTGTGTATAAGTGTTTTTGGTTAGCCATAATAGCTAATCCTGAACTAATAGCAGCATCAAACTTTGTTCTATTACTAATATCAAACTTAGCCCAATCCTCTAAAGTTCTACCAAAATGCATAACTCCCATATCTCCTGCATCCCTGTAATCACCATTAAAATCTATACCTACATGCTTTTCAATATAAGATTCTATTGCAGAAGCGTGAGATTGTTTTACATCTTCAGATGTATTAGGGATACCTCCTAATTCCTTTTCTGTTTTAGACAATTTATTGTAAGTTTTATCTGGCCTGTTTAATGAGAAGCCTCTATAACCTCTATTTTTAAAATGATATAATAAACGAGGTTTGTTATTTTCACACAGTATAGGCATACCATAAAATACACAAGCCATTAAAACTTCTTCAAAAAATATCTCCGCAGTTTGAGGTCTGGCAATATATTCTAAAAAAAACTCATTACTTGGAGCTTCTTCCATACTAAACTTAGTCATCCCATGCAGTGCTCCATTAGACCCTTTCCCTACCACAACTCCCGATATATCATAAGAGTCACATCCAAATGAACCGATGTGTTCGTTACCCGGTTTTTTTGTTCCTCGCTCCATCACAATCTTATTTTGTAAATGTTTAGGAGGGGTCCAACTAACTAAAAACCTACCCCTATTATTAGGACTCCAAATTACTTTAGAATCTTTTATTCCGTTTTCCCAAGAAAATGATCCTCGGGTTAAATGATGATCCATTATAAGAGAATCATTATAATCGATTTGTTGGTAAATCTTAGTTAAGTTAAATATAGATTGTTTACTCTCATCTCTAAATGCGTGAGATTCACTTCTTGGAAACTGACGATAAAATTCATTTAACGCATCAGGATCATGAGACAAAGACTCTACTTCATTTTCCCAATAATTTATAGCCCCTACTTTAATATCCTCTCCATCTATACCTATAACTGGTTTAATAGGTGTTTTAAATACAGGCATTCCATACCTATCTATATAACCTTCAAAGTTCCATTCCATTGGAATAAACAAACAATATAACCCTGATTTAGTTTGTCCATTAGCATTTCTTTTACTGGGCATAGAGTCCTCATACAGAGATTTAAAATTACTACCCCCTTTATCTAAAGCATTAGAAGTAGATCCCATCATACATTTCCCTATTACCTTGCTACCCAGTCTCAAACAAGTTTTAGTTACCCTCCAGTTATTTAATATGTTATCAGGCTTCTCCCATTTACCACTTTCATCATGTAATAGTAATTGTAATTTTTCACCATCATAACTATTGTCCCCTGTGTTTTTCCAGTCAATAGTAGTGTCTAATCCTTCTAACTCTTCTTCAGAAATCTTGTGCATATTTTTTTTAGTAATCTTAGAAGCTGGAACCCTATAGGCTAATTCTGTTTTAGGCTTATCCATTCCATCTTGAATAGGTTTGAAAAAGAAAGGATAGTTATTTGAAATAGGAACAACCTTATCGGTAAACATTTTTTTAGCATCGGAACCTGTTTTAGAAAGTATTCCAATACGAGCATCTTTAGTTATAGTTGCTTGATTAACACCTTCACACGAACTCATAAAAGAGAATCCTGAACGTCTAATTTTTAAATAACACATTCCAAAACTTCTTTTATCCGCTTTGCACGCTTCCCAAAATATATAAAAAATTCTATTAGCTTCTCTAAAGTCAGGATTACCTACATCTATTTTAGTCCACTGTAAATACATATAATGAGTTCCCGTTATATAAGTAGGAGTCCCATTATTCATAAACCAGTAGCCTTCTTCTCTTCGGTTAAATTCTTCTTCTATGTAATCTACCCATTGGGATTTAAAAGCATCAGGAGTTTCATGCCACTGAAATATAGATTTAATTCTACTTAGCTGTTTTGAAATTAAAGTAGGCTCCCAATATTGTTCTTCCTTTTTTTTAGATTTGGAATAAACTTTTTTAGGCTCTTTAGGTAATCCTATTTTTAATCCATTAATATCTATTACTTTACCTAATGTTCCATTTCGAGAAATTACTACTATGTCGTATTTTTCGTTATATCCATACAGCCAAGTTTTAGCCCTGTTTTTATTAGTAATAACAGATTTAGGTATAAAGTTTTTTATTTCTTTATGTAAATTATTTTGATCTTGATTCCGCAAATCCTTTAGGGGTGTTAGTTTTCTTTTCTGTTACATTCCCATCTAATAAAGCTCTTTCTTCTTCTATACGTTTTAATATTTCAAACGCATCCATAATACACAGCTTTTTAGTGGCTGCCGCATTTTTTAATCTATCTGCTGCTAACTCATCATCTTTATCAAATTTTATAATATCTTCTTTTGCAACCTTAATAAGTTGTTTGACCGCTTTCTCACCAGCTTGTATTATATTTGCTTTAAGCTCCCTTATGTCCATTTTCTTTTTCAAATTTTTCTTGTAGTTTTTTCAAAGCTTTTTCATGTCCTGGCATTTCTTTTAAGATTTGCAACGCACCTAAGACCATATCTCGAGTTTGTTTTTCTTCTATAATTAACTTCTGAAGGTTATCTGTTAAACTTTCTACTTTAGCTTTTAGTATTCCAATGTTTTTTTGTACTCCCATGATTTAATTTTTTTTAAATTTATAAAATATAACATATACTTCCCTGCCCTCTTTCCAAGATTTATTAGGATATTTACTATGAAAATAATTGGCAGGATAAGATATTAATCTGTTTTGCTCATAACCTGAAACTGAAACCAGCCTCCACATATCTAAATTTTCAGAGTCTACTCTTATTAATTGATCATACGTTTCATCAGTAATATCTGAAGGTAAATTTTTACCATAAATAGCATGCTCCCAAAATGCAGTACCATGCAAATCTTCTCTTTCTCGAGGAGACATATATAAGACAGCAGCTCTATCAGGACGTTTACCATCTATATTTAAATCAGAATGTATTCTCCAAGTATTATCTAATTTATCTGTTGATACTCTAAAAAAACTTAATATGTTTTCTAAAGGTCTTCCTTCTGTAAGGGCTAATTTATTTAAAACATATTCATCAAAAGTAGAAGGAGATTCTTGTATATAAAAATTTTTTTCTCCTACTGTATGTGTAATAAAATCTCCTTTCTTTAAATAATTACAAGCTATATTAAAAAGATCTTTATCTATAAAATCATCTTGAATATATATCATAAGGTCATTGTTATATTATTAGTAAACATTCGATATAATTTTTCCCCTTCTATATTAAATTCATATTCACTATCAGGTGTAAAAGATATTTTATCTCCTTCTTTTACTCCTAATTTTTCTAATTCTTTATTAATATACTTTACTATCCCTACTAAAGGTTCTTCATTTCCTCCTTTAAAAATATAAGAGTCTTCTAATAATATAGGTTTTATAAAACAATATTTACTATGAGCCTTCCATTTTTTATTTTGTTTATATAAAAAAAACTGCTCATTATCTATTAAAAATAAATTATCTTTTAAAAAGCTTCTACCACTTTTTTCTACTCCTTGCATATCATAATATAATTTAAATACATTATGGTGAACTAATAAAGTATCTCCTTCTTTTATAGGACCATTATAATCTATAGGCAAAGCAACTACTTTAGCAAGCCTATTAGATGTTTTGTGGTCTTCTTTAGAAACGCTTGTAATAAAATCGACACCCCCTATGTCTTTACTGTTGTCATACCTTTTATTTTTTAAAGGTGTAACAATAAAATTATATGGAGAACGCATTAAAAGTTAATGTTAAATTCTAACGATATAGGAAGGGTGCTAAGGAATTCTTTCCATAAATATATTTCTTCTTTTTTTTGTATCCAAATTTTATAAGAAGATTCAGTTCCTTGAATAAGATGTATTGTATGTGACCCTCCCAATACTTCTTGACCAACTATGTAGTGCATAGCTCCAGACTTATAGTCAGAACCGATTGATATTTTTCTAATGTCCATTTCATTTTATTTTAATTAATTTGATTAAACTGTTTTATTAAGGTTTTACAGCTTTTTGTAAGTTTATAAATACGTTTCCTTGAAACTTTACTGCATTTGATCCCACACCCGCATTAGTTAAAGTCATAAAAAGTGCTTCGCCATGACCAATTAGATTTGCTGGGGATGCTGCTACAGTTCCATCACAACACGCAATTTTGGTTATATCGACTTCTGCAAATTCGCAATTTGCTAATAATGTAAGACCTGTTACACCAGTACCTGTAGGACATAAAGGTCCTTTCCACAGTTGAAAGAAAAAAGAAGTATTAGTATCACTGAAAACTTGAAATTTTACAGAACATACCGCCCAAGAATTATATAATAATGTACAACTTCCTGCCGGTGGATATCCCCACACCATACCTCCAATATAATCTTCTGCAGTAATAGTTGCTGACGATGGAATTGTTGCTCCTACATTATTATTTCCTATTATGCCAAATGCTGGTCCCTGTGTTATTCCATCAAAAGTATAGTAATCACTTGCCCCTGTAGTACCAGGATCCCATTTTGGATTAAAGAAAGGAATTCTCACCACTTCTTCTGGATTAGAAGCACTTCCACCAGGTGGTACTGCCCACGACCCATCTGCTCGCAAAAAGTTTGTAATTTGATCTACTGCTGTTGAATCAGGAACATGCCCTACATTATTTGATCCTCCAAAATAATTTGATGTTGCTACTACCGCACCAGTGGTAGGAGTAATAGTTAGTGGTGCACCTGTAGATATAGCCGGAGAACCAGCGGTTACAGAAGTAACTCCACCTGGAGCTAAAGTAGTCCAAGTTAAACCTGCACCACTTATAGCTAAATACTGACCTACTGCTCCTGTACTTCCTGAGTTATCAGTAATAGTCCCTGCATTTAATGTTCCTGAAATTACCACATTAGCATTTGCTCCTGTTGCTCCAAAAGGTGCTGTATCTAAAACTCCCTGTAAATTTTGAGCACCAATACCCGCTCCATTTGACCATTGAACTGCACTACCTGTAGATATTAATACTTGACCTGCGGTACCACAAGAGCCAAGTGAATCTTCTAAACACGCATCTACATCTAATGTTCCTGAGAAAGTATTAGTTCCACTGAAAACATTGTTTCCTGATGACCCTATACTAACTCCTGCAGCCATTGTAATACTACTGGTACCTGTAAAACTCATTCCTTGATTGAAGGATGTAGATCCAATATTTAATGTACTCTGAAGGTCGCAACAAGATGCCGGAGGTATAGTGCTGCTCCACGCTAATCCTGTTCCGGTAGATGTTAACCACTGCCCTGCTGTTCCTGTAGCTCCTGCACCATCATTAATTTGGCCTGTTGCATTAAAGTTTATTGAGGTACTATTAACATTTACTTGTCCTGTAAAGGTAGAAATACCACTGTTACTTAATGTTCCTGGTGTTGTTATAATTATTCCAGCACCTGCGTTTTGAAAAGTCATAGTGGCAGCATCCATTACTGCGTTTACAGATGATTCTGGATCTATTATCAACGTGTCTTCCCAGCCACAACAAGATACAGAAGGGCTATTGATCCACTGTATACCTGTTCCTGTAGAACTTAATATTTGTCCTGCCACCCCTGTTGTTCCACTTGCTGTAATTGTAGTAGGATAAACTGTTCCAATAACCGTTATTCCTCCTCCTGCCCCTACACCTGTTAAGTTTATATTTTGAGTAGCTGTATTCCCTGTGTCTAAAACAGATTGTAATCCTTGAAGAACACCTGCACCACCTATTAAATCACTTACTAAAAATGTAACTGTTTCATTTTTATTACTTACATCTGTAGCAATAAGTAAGTCATCCATTGCTGGTGTGACCGTAGGGTAAACTTTAGTGTTTTCAATTTTAGCCATATCTTAAAATTTTACAATTCTATATTGTACATTAATCGTCATTGTTCCCCCGTCCCCTACAGGATTCAGAGCTGTAGCGGCTAATGTTAACGAGTCTCCTCCCGCTGCATTACCATATTCATAAGAAGAAGCTGTAGGGTTTGACCAGGCTACTACATTTTGTATTCCATTAAATAAAGCTGAAGCAGGCCAAGTATGTATAGCATTATTTGTTGTAGGCCCCATTCTTAATTCTAATTGAGCAGCAAATGTATATGCTATTGAATCATATACATATTTTATAACAGAACAGATAGGTTGAATATACTCTCCCGCATTACAAGTTAACAATACTTTAGGATTAGAAAACAATCCCGTAATAACATGCTTATCTATTGTAACTTCCAACGTGCTCACTCCAAAAGATTCTTGAAACTGAGATACCTTAGCAGTTTTAGTTGCATTGTTATCACTAACATCTGTTAATATTACATAATCATTTACTGTAGGGATTATATTAGGATATACGGTAGTGTTTTCAATTTTAGCCATTAGCTTCTTTTTGTTCTTCTTTTTCTTTTAATTCTCCTGTTTCTAAATTAATAACAGAGTTTACACCGTACTTGTCAACTAAAGCTTGTTCATGCTTTTGAAAATCAGCTTTTAACTCTTCCACTCTTAAACATATTCCATGTTTCTGTAAAGCTAAATCTCCAAGTTGAGTTTTTAGCTTATTAAATTCAGCATGCAACTCTTGTAAATCTGTTAATTCTTTTTCTTCAATTTTTTTCATTTTAATAAATTTAAATTATAGTTAATTTTTTACAAAGATAAGAAAAGTTTTTAGACTTTATTTTTTAATTTTCTCAAATGACCTTCCTCCAAAGTAAGCCCCAATAACTGTTATTAATACTAACTGTAAAAGGTCTGTCCATTTATCCTCTACTTTAAAGTTAATAGAGCCTGCATCTATAAATATCATTAAGACAGTGCATACAACTAAAAATATTAATACCAGAGGTCTTACATTTTTACTTAACCAGGAATCGCTGGTCATATCGCTTCTCCATCTTTCTGTTACATTCTTTTGAATCTCAGCTTCTGCTTCAATAAAGATTTTTTGCATCTCCATTTCAAAAGCTGCCTTCTCTTCTTTAGTTTGAATAAACCTATCAGCAATTCCTGCAACCTTCCCAGCTACATCTAATGCTCCCTTTCCAAATATTTTAGTCCAAATACTCATTATAGATCTGTACCTTTTTTAACTTTAGATCCCACCTTAATTGTTTTAGCAGCTGTATTTAGCCCTCTAAGTTTAAGAGCATTAGTGACACCACCTGTTAACAAAGTGCTCGCCCCTACACTAAACGCTTTACTAATCTTATCATCTTTACCAAATCCAGAGCCATCGTAAGCAGTTTTTTCTATAAATTTTTTATTAGGGTTCTTAGGATTAACTCCGTACTTCATAGAATGTTTTTTATTTGGATTTGCTTTCCAATACGCTATAGCATCCTGTTCTTTCTTAGTTCTCTTATTTTCTTTTACGTTAGTACGGTGAGTTTTATTAGTCTTATTATTTCCTTGAGTTTGTTTATTGTTTCTTTCTCTTTTCCATTTAGAAAACAATTCTTGCTTTTCCTGAGCACTCATGTCTTTCAGATTAATAGCATTTGTCTTAGTTTTTTTTTCTGGCATAATATTATTGTTTTCTAATGTATTCTAATATGATATCTATTTTCTTTTTTATCTCTTCCATGTTATCAGCATTTTTTTCATGATGTTTTGAAAATGTATTTTTAACTTCTCTAATACTGAAAAAAAAGAAATTGTATAAAGCATATAATGCTCCTAACAATAACACTAAAGGTAATCCGTATCCTTCTATTAATTTTAAAATCTCTTCCATTAGTATTTACCTCTTCTATTAGATGGTGAACTTTTAGTTGAACCACCTTTACCTGCCCATAATTTTTTACAAGACCAGTATCGTGCTGTTAGTTTGGATTTTGCTGTCCCGCATTTATGTCTTGCTTTAAAAGATTTTCTTGCAGCTGCAGAATAGTTATGGCCATAACCTTTAGCTCCAAAGTGAATTAACTTCTCTTTGCCACCCTCACATGCTTTAACCATCTTCTTTTTACCTGGACGGTCAGAAGCTACTACTCGGTTACATTTCATTCTGCTTTTATCAGCCACGTACTTTTGCTTTTTTAGTGTTCATTACAAATTGTTTTTTTCCACCTGATCTTTTTTTCTTTTTTGCTGTTGCCGCTCTTTCTGATTTAGTTAATGATTTAGCTTTAGATAATGGTAAACATCTTGAGGGATTTTTTTTAGCTTTACTTGTTCCACAAGCACCTAATATAGATCCATCAGTTCCTATACGAACCCACTTTTCGTCTCTCCATTTTTTTAAAGCTCCTGCCATTACTTTTTCTTTTTAGCTGGAGTCTTAATAGATTTTAACATTTTATCTATTCTAAGAGCTTGACTTTTATGCATAGCTGATGCTTTTTTTAATTCAGCCGCTATTGTTTTAAGTTTCTTTTTATCTATCATTTCTTTTTATTTTTAGCATAATTAGGATCTTTACAATACTTTGAAGCTCCCATTGCAGCATAAGCTGACCACTTACCGTAAGTTCTCATGGCCCAATCTTTACCTGCCTTACAGATTTTATTTCCTTTATCTTTAGTTCTTCCTTTCTTTGCCATTATGCATATAACCATATTGCGGCAGACTTATTAGGATCATTATCTACATGTAAAAAGGTCTTTGAAATCCCTATACGAGTAAACCCCACATTAACTAATGCTCTAACCATTATAGATCTCTTTTCTGAATTACCACACGCAATATCAGCAGCACATCCTTTTAAGTGTGAGCTATTAGGACTTGCTTGATATCCCCTGTCTTGTAAATCTTTATTGTATGCTTCTGTTCTGAATCCTGATGTTATCTTGAAAGGTATACCAGCTTCTTCTCTGGCGAAGTCTAACATCTCTAAAAAGTCATGTCTCATATTTTTCCCTGAACCACTCTCATCAGGAGAATCAAACTCACTGTGGGTAAAATATTTCATGATTACTTTTTCTTTTTTATAAACTTATAAATTGTAAATGCAATAGCAAGCGAAAGAGAAACAAATTGAAGTATTTCATTAGCCTGCATTAATGTTAACCCTAAAGCCCCCCCGTTGGCGGCTACTACTTCTACTGTATCTTTCATTTCTGTGTTCATTTTTTTATATTACACGTAGAGGTTTGGATATATTTAAAATCCCCTATACTTGTATGTGTTTGTATCCACTTCATAAATGCAAAGATAATAAAATTTATTTCTTTTTATCCTTTGGTTGAGAAGGAGCTACTGGCCTGTCTTCCCACTTTGATTTTCCTTCGTCACTTTTTTTAATGTAATCATATTCTTGAGTATGAGTTTGAGGTTCACTCTTTATTGCACCTAAAATTTTTGATATCGAAGGAGGAGTCTCGCCAACCCAATGAACCAGAACTTCAGTTTGATCGGTATCCCATCTTGCGGTATCCCAACTATTTTCCATAACTTCTTCAAACACTATGTCTTTAGCATTATCTATAGGTATTCTTGCGTAGTATAAATCTCTCGGCATAATTATAAAGGTGTATCAGTTGAAACATTAGAAGCATCCATATTTACTAAAGTATAATCATCCCCTCCTATCGTGTCAGGTAATGGATTTGTAAAGGTTCCAGAAGGATTAAAGCATGGGTAGTAGTGAGCCAAAGTACTTGAAAAAGAAAAATCACTTGCATAACATTTACCTTCTGTATTAGTATATAACTCAGTTAATTTAGCATCACTCATTATTTCATTCCAAATCGCTATCTCTGTTAAGTTTCCTTCAAAATCTTGAGCTCCTGAAGTATTAGATGCTAAATAGCTTGTTCCTGCATTTGTAAAAGCTAACCCTGCTCCCGAAGAAATATTTTTTACATCTGATTGAGATCCATTAACGACCCATCTACCAAAACTTCCACGAGCTGCTGAATAAGCAACATGGAACCAGGTGTTATTACTAAATACAAAATTACACGCATCTGATCCCCAAGGAGTTCCTGTTATTATTAGTTTACCATCTGAACCTTTTAAATATATACTCCAATTATAAGCAGAACCTCCAGTGGTAAATATACGTTGATTAGTACCACCTCCCGTAATATCTGGAGTTTTGAACCAAAATGAAATACAAAAATTACCCGTACCCCCCGATCCTAATAAAGGAACATTTTTACCTACGGTTGATCCGTTTTCTGTTAATCCGTCAAATTGTATAGAGTAACTTGTCTTACAGCTGTAAGCAGGTCCTGTTGGCCCTTTTATCGGTGTCCATTGATTTGCGTTTCCGTTACCAAGTCCTAATCCCATGTTACCACATTGCTACAACGTCCGTTGCTGTACTAAGTGCGAGAACTGCTCTTACTTGAATAGGTAGAAAAGATGCGTTAGGTATATTTTTATAAACCATTCTCTGGTTAGCAGGTCTTGTTGATACAGTAGTATTACCGTTCTGTGATGCCATGTGCACCGTAAGATCTCCGGCTGTTCCTACAAATAACGCACAACCTATAGTTGGTTTAGTATATATTGTTATATTATCTGTCGCTCCTCCTCCAACTGCTTTGCTTACAGTAATCTGAGTATCACTATCTATACTTACTACAAAGTAAGCTTCTGATGCTGTAGAATTATATATAATCGCCCCTACAGGAATATTCATTTCAGTAAACTTAGTGTTAGTTCCAGTTAAAACAGAACCCGCATTTGCGGCTACCTGAATTACTGTTACACCATCTATTGCCGCTACTGTAGTGCTAATTAAATTAATAGCTGTGCTTGGGTCAGGTATAGGAACAAAATTATCGGGTATAACTGCTAATGCCTCTCTACTTTGTAATTTTTGATATGCCATTTTTTTTCTTTTTATTTATTATAAGGAAATACTCTATTCAAAGTATCTCTTCGTTTTCCACACCCACAGTCAGTTCCAGTTGCTTTTGATATGGTGTCGACTGCTTTTTTTATTCCTGTTGCTTTGGTAAATTTTTCTACAGTATCTCCAAAGCCTCTTGATTTTAGTTGATTTACTGATGTTCTTTTCATTTATTACAAGTACAAAGTTTATTAGGACAGCTTTCTACATTAAACATTATTTTAGAAATCATCCAATTCCATTTACATTGTAGTTTACACCACAGGTTAGAGATAGACTCTCCTAACCATATTAATAATTTACCCATCTTAACCTCTTTTAGTTTTACACCCAAAGTTGTTAGCGTAGTTAGCCATCTTTACTACCTTTTCAGAATACTTATCAGTCTTCTTCATGACAGCAGACGCTGCACTACACGCATCTTTGAATCCGTTATTTTTAGCCCACTTAGTAAAAGCTCCCTGACGAGATTCTTTTATTTCTGGAAAGGCTTCTTTTTTAGTTCGTCCTTTTTTGGCCATAATTATTTTCTAATAGCAGCACCAACGTGCTTCTTAACATTGTTAATTTTTTCATAAGACATATTGTGATCTCCACCATATGCATGACCATATATTTTTTTTGACATAGCTTTAGATTCATCTCTTCTATCTTTCATAGATTGAGAATGTTTTCCTTTATGCTTGTTTCCTAAAGACTCATCAAGTCTTGCGTTGTAACCTTGCTTTTTCATAATTTATAATTTTTAATATTTTACAAAGATAGTTAATTTTTTTATTTAGTTCCAAGTTGTATCCCACCGTTTAATACCTGTAACAGCTTGGCTTCTTTTTTTACGATTAGCTCTTTTAGTAGCTCTACGTTTTTGACGAGACATCTTAGTTTTACCAGTAGCCCGGTCTCGTTCTCGCTCTGCTCTTCTTTCATTCCTCAGACTCCCCTTGGTGTATCTTTTTTCAGCTCTTTCTAATCTTCTTTTTTCTCGATCTGTGCTTTTAGCTGTTTTTGTTTTGCTTCGAGCAACTATTTTCTTGCCTTTTTCTTCTAATTTTTCTATTCTTTTATTTAAGGAAGCAATCTTTTTTTCTTTTTGCTCTTTAGTTAGGTTGTTATTATTCTTTACCTCTGTTTTTTTATCTTGAAGTTTTTTTGCTTTTTCTATATTTCTCTTCCCCTTTTTTTCCTTATTAGCTTTTATTCTTTCTCTTTTTTCCTCAGACTTCTTTTTTATTTTAGCTGATTTCTTCTTGTACTTCTCAGATATTTTAGTGTACCTTTTATCTTCTTTATCATAACTCCTGTCTACCTTATCCTCAGAAGTTGCGGTTGACTCTTTTTGTTTTTGCTCTTTTTCAGCTGCTTTTATTTTTTCCGCAGCTATTCTATCCGCCTCTTTCCTTTTAGCTTCTTGTTTTTCTTTTTTAACAGTAGCCACTGACTTAACAGTAGTTTTCTTTTTTGTTTTTCTTAACTGAGGACGGCTTACTTTTTTCTTTTTGTCAGACATAGTTTTAGTTTTGCAGGCTTGCTTTAATTTTTGCTAATCTATCTAATAATTTCTTTTCTCTTTTCTCACCTCTTTTAGTGATCTTTGCTATCTTTTCCTTTCCTTGTCTTACTGTCTTACGTGCTTTTTGTGGAGACAGGTTTACAAAAGTACCCGTAGTTCTATTAGCAGTTCTCTTTAATTTCCTTGCTGTTTTATCAATTTGTTTTTGAGTTTTCTTCTTTGTTTTTGCCTTTACTCTTTCTATTTTCTTTTTAAGACGAGCTATTTTTTTATTAGGATCTGGCATAATTAAGGTTTCATTTTAAATTTAGGAGTCGTAGCTAAAGGTGTAGATAAGTCTCTAATCTGTTGCATTATCTTAGGTGTTTTTCTTGTAACCCTATCTAACTTACGATTAGTTTTCTCATAAATTTTTTGTATCTTTTTATCTTTTTCTTCTTTTGTTAGATTTGAAGCTTTAATTTTATCTATTTTCTCATTAGCCTTACCCTCTACTTTATGAGCACGATGCATAATACGAGCATCTTTTTTTCTCAGTTTGTGAATCTTCTTTTCTACTTTAGTTTTCTTTTTATCAGACATAATTTATTTTTTTATTTTCTTGAAACTATTTTCCTCCTTTTGTCTTTTTGTCTTTAAAAGGCTGGCGGCTTGACTTATACTTTTTCCTTATGTTTTTTTTCCTTTCCTCATATTCCTTTTTTAGTTTTTCCTCATATCGCTTTTTTAATTCAGCAGCTTTGGCCTCACGATTTTGTTGGGTAATAATTTTTTTAAATTCGTCAAATTGACTTGGAGCTAAAGGATCTCTCATATTCCTTTTGCTTACTCTTTTTGTTTTAGGATTTGGCATATCAAATATATTTTTTATTACTTTTGTTCTTGCAAAGATACAAATTTAATTTAATGCCAAATATAATAAGAAAGAACTACGATAGAGTTCAACCCTCACACGATTACATGAAGTATTGGAGGGTGATAAGGTACTGGGCTAAAGCCAAGTATAAGATCGGAACTCCCGATATAGATATGCTATTTTTTCTATATAGCGAACAAATATTCAATAAAACAAAGTTTAAAGAGTTTGAAGAGTGTATGTCATGGGACGAGCCCAGGTTCCATAGACTACTTAAAGAAGGATGGATACATATTTGGAGAAAGCGAAAGGGTAAAGAAACAACCCTATATGAACTATCCTATAAAGGTAAACGCTTGATTAACACACTATATAAGAAATTAAATGGTGAAGAGATAGGGGAAAGCCCGCAGGCTAACCCCTTATTTAGACACGATGCATCTTATATGGATAAGATTTATCGCAATATGATTATAGAGATGAATCAGTTTATAAAACAACAACGACATCTCTCTCCTGAATAACCGTATAAGGATTATCCTTAATAAGCATTTGATGCCCTGCAGCTCCGTCATAATAAATTACATCTCCCTTATTGATGACTTTAACATCAGTACCCTCCTTAATTACTTCTCCTTTTTTATATCTAAAGCTCGAAGCGTCTTGAGCAGAAAGTAATAATCCTGATTCAGTCTTTAATTCTTCCTCAATTTTTTTTATTACTATATACTTCCCTATTGGTTTCATATTGTTTAATGTTTGATTCTATATTATTTATTTCTCCTATTCCTAAAAGCCAGTATATAAACTTAATCATCTTGTCCTATTCTTGCGTGAGTTATTATAGCGTTGGTAGTAAGTATAGTTGTTGCTACACTAATAGCGTTGGATAAAGCTTGTATAGTAACCTTAGCTGGATCCACAACTCCCATTTCAAACATATCTCCATATTTACCTGTAACAACATTATATCCGAAGTTCTTTTTAAGATCTTCTTCATAGATATCTTTTTTATTTAATCCTGCGTTTACAAGTATTTGCTGTAAGGGAGCTTGTAATGTTTCTTTAAGAATCTTATCAGCAGTACTCTTTCCTTTTAATTCTTTAGATAAGGTGTTTAATAATAATCCTCCTCCAGCAACTATTCCTTCCTGTAGTGCGGAACGCACTGCACAGACAGAGTCATCGACTCTGTCAAATTTTTCTTTTTGCTCTATATCAGAAGTAGCTCCTACCTGTATACATCCTATTCCTCCAACTAAAGAAGCGATTCTCTCATTAATAAAATCTTTCTCATGTTTAGCTGTTAGTCTTTCTTGCTGGTCTCTTAGCTCGTCTACTCTTGCTATAGTCTCTTTAGTAATCTCACCGTTTTTTATAATGATAGTATTATCTTTTCCTACAATAATTTTATCTGCATGACCTAAGTCTTCCATTCTAATTAGGGATAAATCGTCTCCTGTTTTCTCTGAAAAGTATTTAGCACCTACTGCAAACGCAATATCTTGCATTAACTCGTGAGTCTTATATCCAAATGATGGAGGGACAATATTACAGAACTTCAGTCCGTTTCTTTGTACGTTAGCGGCTAAAGTATTAATCACATTACCTGAGCAGTCTCCAATGATAAGTAATTTTTCTCCTGCATTGATAATAGGTTTTAGAACATTCTCAATTTGTAATATATTATTTATTTCACTATCACATATTAAAACTTTAACATCCTCATATATACACTCATCTTTTCTTTGGTCATTAATAAACATAGGAGAAGTCCATCCTCTATCTACTTTAATACCATTAGTAACCTCAGCATAGGTCTCATCAGTTTGAGATCTTTCAACTGTTACTATGCCATCACGCCCTACTTCTTTATAAGCCTTAGCTATAATCTCACCAATCTCGTTGTCATTGTTTGCAGAGATTGTTGCTATATCTTTTAACATATCATCAGTTACATCAACCGATTCTTCTTTTATTCTTTCTAATAACTTATCACCTGCTTCTCTTATAGCCCTTACTACCTTAATAGTATTCTCTCCTTCTTTAATATACTTTTGTCCAGCCTTTACTAAAGCCTCCGTTAAAACAATCGCTGTAGTTGTTCCATCTCCTGCAGTATTAGCAGTTTTCTCAGAAGCCTGCTTCATCATTCTAACCGCTAAGTTTTCTACAGGATCTAAAAGAAAGATTGACTTAGCGACAGTCACACCATCTTTAGTTACTGTTAACCCTTGAGTATGCTGTGTTGACTCAATCAATACAGTCTGGCCCTGGGGGCCCAGAGTTGATTTAACTGCGTTAGAGATTTTTGAGATTCCCGATATTAATTTGGTTCTTGCCTTGTCATCAAAAGACAGGTCTTTTGGAATGTATCCTTGGTCTTTCATTTTGTTGTGATTTAATTAAATTTAATTTATGGCAAAGATAATAAAAATATATATATACATTGTGGTGAGATGTTGTATTTATTTTTTCTTTTATATATATATATATTCTATTATTATTATTATTATTATTATTATAAAAAAAAGAGTTTAACTTAACACTTTAACACTAATAGTATTTAAGTTATTGTAAATCAATAAGTTAAGTTAGTGTTGACTTTAAAAAAGAATAACACTTTAGTGTTGAACATTAACATATATATAAAAAAAAGAGGCAGACTAAATGTCTTACCTCCTTTTCACAACAGAACAAATGGGAATCTTTAGAACTCTAACTCTCTCCAGTTCTTTTTGTTATCAGCCAATTCAATACCTTCAGCTATTCTATTTATCTTTCTATCGTTTTTAATTGCACGCTTAATACGAGCAGCTTGTGCTATTCCCGTTTCACCGTCCATACGACCATTAATTAATCTACCGTCTTCTACATAAAGACCTCCAACATTGTCGGATCCTTTAAATGGGTTGTTCATCATTTTCATATTATTATTGTTTTTTTTATTTCCATAAGTCTTACAAGGAGTTTGTCCGCAACCACAATTCATATTAGTAACTGGACTTCATTGTTTTCTCCATACCATAACTTGGATTGTTCTTAATCTTACCACCCATTGTTTTAGCAAACTCACTTGCTTGTGCTTTACCCACCGCATTGTATGGGAAAGTTTTCTTTTTCATTTTACCTGTGTCTCCACATTTATATTTTACTGTAGGCATATTTTTTATTTTTTACAAAGATATAAAATTTTTTTAGATGTCTGGGGGTTGAGGGCTATACTACATCATACGCTCAAGCATCGCCATAGAGAAAGGGGTGGGGGGGTTGTTTGTCTTTTGACTTTTTAAAATTTTTTGTGTAGATTTTTTAGCTTTTTTTGGTGGGGTGTTGGTGGGTGTACCTGTTCGCCTACCTGTCCCCCTGTCTATCTTCTTATTATCCCTTAATGACTGCTTAATGTCTACGCATATTGTCCAACCTTTCCCCCTTTCCCCCGCATAAAGAACGATTAAAGACTCATTGTCTCAATGAGACTTCCCCCATTATCCCCCTCCGACCATCAAAACACATAAACAAAACAAAAAGTTATTAACAACATAACTGCTTGATAATCAATATACTTACAATATAAAAACATATGTGTAAAGAAAATAAAACTAAATTAATAGTGATTATATGAAAAATTAAACTATCTTTGCACAATAATTAAATATAATATTAACTTAAATCACACACAAATGAAAAAAGAAACAAAATATATTGTATGGATTGGAGGGATTCCAAACTATTTTAATACCTTAATTGAAGCCCAAATTGAAAAATCAGAGTGGATTAATAAAGGTTATGATGACGTAATAATTGAAACAATAAATTAATAAATAAAAAAACACACAAATGAAAACAACAAAACATATTTTAAATCTTGCGGAAGCGTTAGTTAATGAAGATATTAAAACCTCTGATTTTTGGACAGAGAAAGACAAACCGCAGTTAACAAATTGGAAAGCGGAAGAATTGCAACGAATTAAAAACGCACTATTAAAAGGTAAATTTTACGCCGGTGTTGAAAGCGTTAGCAAATCAGGAAGGAGCAGAACAATAAAACTTGCTTACATCTATAAGAACAAACTGCATAAAATAGGCGATAAAGAAATATTATCCTTAGCGGGTGTTTCTGAGAATGGCAGAATTTCAGGGTGTGGAATGGATATGCTATTTCATGCACAATACACACTATTTCACAATTTGCATAAATCATATAAAGCGGCACACTATCAAAAAAGAATGCCTCAATACAACAACCTTTAACAGAATATTAATATAAAACAATAAACAAATGAATATAATTGAATTAAAAAGACTCATAAAGAGTTTAAACCAAAACCCAAAAGACAACAAAGAGTTAATCGCATTTTATAAGATTAAAGAGTCTGAATTGATAAAAGAGATTAATCAAAAACTACGAGACAAATTTAAAAACTTTGAGTTTGTTGAGGTCAAATAAATACTCTGATGAGTCTGCTGAAATGCAACGAAACTATCTCAAATGAGATAGTCAGTATAAAACAACACACAAAACAAATGAAAAAGTCAATTTTAGTAGCGGTAGTATTAACATTCTTATTATCAAGTTGTGCAAGTAGCTATTGTCCATATGCATCAAGCTATGCTAAAAAGAACGCTACTTCCTGTCCTGCATACAGATAAAATACTCTGATGAGTCCTAATGGGACGAAACACTACGCAAGTAGTGTCAGTATTAATTTAAATAACACACAATGACAACAAGCGAAAAAGCAGTAGAGGTACTTAAAAGTAAGTACGGAATAGATGCAAGAATCTATAAAGACAATTTATACTTATCAGTATGGAATGATGAGTTATCTGATACCATAGATGCTGAAGTATCATCTAAGCAAGTTTTAGAATGGGCGTCTGAGTACATAACACACAATATGAAATACGCAAGAAAATGTTCTATCACTCACAAAGGAATGAATGAGGGATGGATAGATGAACAAACTGATGAATACTTTAAGAATAAGGTAGATGCAGTAAAACATATCAAAGAACTTATGGATGAGGAAATAGCAAATGGTGGAGTAGAATTTGCTAATTGGAAAAGTAAAAATGATGATGATATATTAGAGATAGGATACAATCACTATGGAGTATATTATACTGAATGGGAATGTACTGGAGATTATCAGTATGAGGAAATTAACGGAGTATTAACTGAAATAGAATAGATATGAAAAAGATATTAATAGTAATAACAGCGAGTTTACTAACTTCATGTGGAATGATGAACAAACTTACTGATGAACAATTACATCAAAGAAGTAAGATTGATTACGAGATGAATAAATTATGGAACGAATACCAAGTAAAGCAAGATAGTTTGCTAATTGAATATTATAAAATTAAATAGATATGACAAGAAAAGAATTAGAAGCAAAATTTATGGAGTTTCCTGAATTAGAAAAAACAAAGGATCTTGAGCAATGTTATAATTGTGATGAGTATTATGAATGGAAAGAAGTGCCAAGAGGTTGGGACGAAGAATATTGTGATGAATGTAATGAAGAATTAAACCCTTACTTATGTAATAATTGCAATGAAGAGGTAGAAGAAGAAAATACCTTTTGTAGTAAATGGTGCAGTCAAGAGTATTGGTTATGATTTAATTGTGTGTGTAGGACACCTTTGGCTCACTATGAAAATAGTGGGCTTTTGGTGGTAGAGGACAATAGTGTTTTCTAAGATTAAAATTAAATAGATATGAAAGAAACTTTAAAAGAATTTTTAAAAGATGATTTAATAAAATTAGATTATCATACAAACGAAATAATAGATAATTTAATAGTAAGAGGTAATGATAAAGAATTTAAAAAAGATATTGAAAAAATACAACAAATTCTTAACTATTGGCATCAACACGTAAAAAATATATAATAATTAAAATAAAATAGATATGAAATACGAACAAGAAACAATAGGGAATTTAATGCAGTACCAACAATTAGGTAAGTTTTATAACCTATATTTTAAAAGGCTATCCAAATATAACCTATATGAAGATGAAAGTATAATGGAGAGTTTTATTGGAGAAGCGAGTTACTATGGATTAGTAGAGGAGAATGATATGAAACTACTTGAAGAAATTATAGAGAGAATAGGTAAACGATCAAAAAAAGAATTAAATAAGTACGCAATAGAATTAATAAATAAAAGTAAATAAATATGAAAAATAAAGATTTAGATCCTACGCCAGAGGAATGGGAGAATTTTAAAAAGCAATTACCTAAATTTATTAAAGAAGGAATACAATTTGGAGTAATTATGGCTATAATAATTATTTTTGTAGCATTTGTTATATTACAGATAATCAAGTTGTTACATTATATATTGTAGAAAACTTGTATAATTAAATATTAATACTTATTATTGCAGAATGAAAAAAATAAGAGCATATAAAGTAGGGAAGCGTACTGCTAAAACCTACAACGAATGGATGGAATACATCTATATACAAATAAAAAATGAAAAATAAAACATTACTAATATTATTGGGATGGATAGGAATAATTGTAACAATATTTATGTATTACATTGCAATAGTACCTTTAATAAAAATATTTTTTATATGAAAGATCTTACTCAAAACTTAATAGCAGAAGTAAAGCAAAAGAAATTTTTAGAGGATTTATGGAGACAAAACACCATAGAAATGGATCACTATTTTAAGTATAGTGGTAAGACAGAGGAGACTAAAGGAGTATATAAAAAAATAGAGCAGAATGAAAAAGAGTATCAAAAATGGATACAGAAAAATCCACAGGTAGATATGATGAATGAATATATGCATAAAAGATGGATAGAAAATAGATATGAATCAAATAAAAAAGCTAAAGAATTATGGAAAAAAAAATAAGAACACACATGACTATACCTATATTCTACCACGAGGATGCTGAGGGGAGAATAATATTAGACAACGAATATATGAGAGAATATTTTGAGAATCAACTTAAAAAAGTATATTTAGAAACTAAATTAGGTAAAAAAGAATTTTGGAAAAAACAACTAAATAAAATTAAATAAAATGGGATATAGAAGTAAAGTAATTGTAGGAGTAAAAAAAGGAATATTATCAAAAGAATTTGATGAGATATTAAAGAAACACGATTTTCAATTAGATCAACCTCACACCGATCATTTAGTGGTAGGAGAGGTGGAGGAATACAAAACCTATACATTTGATTATATAAAATGGTATCACGATGATGAATGGTGCAGAGAAATTATGCTATTTTTAGGAAAGATGGATGATTATAAAATAGATAAGCAAGATGGAATAGACAATGTATTTTGTTTAGGAATGGGAGAGGATGGAAACTTACATTCTGAAATAGGAGACTACTATGATTATGTAGATACAATACGAGATATAGAATTAATCACAAATTAAAATTAAATAAGATGAGTAAAAGAAAAGGCAAAACAAATGTAAGAATGGCTATCTTTCAAGAGATACAAAAGATCGATGGTAGATTAAAGAAAAAGAAAATAAGAGATAATGAGGAGGAAACAAAACAATTATTATCTAAACGTAAAACTTTAACAAGTAAATTGAAATGAAAACAGAGGACTTAATCAAAGAAGTAGGTAGAGAAGTAATAATGCTACTACTTGAAAAGAATAAAGCATACGGAGATACTGCTAATAAACCACCAAAAATATTTTCAAAGCTATCAGCTAAAGAAGGAATACTGGCGAGGATAGATGATAAGTTAAGTAGAATCAAGCAAGTAGGACTCAATGATAAGACAGAGGACACAATGCTTGATCTAATTGGCTACCTTATATTGTACAGGGTGCAATGTAAAAAAGAAAAGAAATAAAAAAAACTTAAACAAGATTTGGCTATTAATTGAAAAAGAATTATATTAGCCGACTAATTTAATCTTAATAAAATATAATGAAAAAAGACATATTTGATGCTTATGCAGTAGCTATTGCACAGCGATTTCATCTGACTATGGATCAGATGTTTGACAAAACAAAGAAAAGGGAAATAGTAGATGCAAGACAAATGCTCTACTATATGTGTATGGAACGACCAATTAGAATATCGTACATACAAAGATTTATGGAGGATCAGGGACATAAAGTAAGCCATTCTACAATCATTCATGGATATAAAAAAGCCAAAGAACTTATAGATAAGGATAAAGATTATGAGTCTGTAGTTAAGACACTACAAAATGTATAGTGTAGATGATATATTTGCTCAAGCATTAAACGATAGTAATTCCCTTAAAATAGAAAAGCCAAATGTAAATAGTGTTTTGAACTATGGAGTTAAAATTCAAAAGTTTAATTCCAAAACCGAAATACTTAATTGCTCAAGAAGCGGGGATTATTTTCAAGAATGTAACATAGAGGAATATAATTTATTTTATAAGTATGGATGGAGAGAAGGGTCACTTCGTTTATCTATGTTGAACTATAAAAGAAAGTTAGAAATTGTAGAGGAAAAAATTAAAACAGAAGTAAATACAAGAAAAAACGATAAACATATACAAAAATTAAAAACGACAAGAGAAAACCTCTTGCTTAAATATTCAAATCGTAATAAACAATTAAATCAAATAACAAATGGACAAAAAACAAAACATATTTAAGGATTTATCATCCATCTCAATTAAAGGGAAAACTGATAAGAAAGGAAAGTTTGACTATATGTCGTGGGCAACTGCGTGGAGTATGGTTAAAGAACAATATCCTGATGCACAAAGAAAAGTATATGAGTCTGAGCATACTGGATTGAACTTTTTTACTGATGGTAAGACTGCGTATGTAAAGGTTGGAATCACTATAAATGGTATGGAACATATTGATTATTTACCTGTAATGGACTATCGTAACAATTCTATTTCAATGGAAAAGATTACATCAATGGATGTTAATACTGCAATACAAAGATCAACTGCTAAAGCCATAGCGATGCATGGATTAGGGTTAAGTCTATGGATAGGAGAGGATACTGCACAAGTAGTTAAAGCCCCTCAAGCAGTAAGCAAAACCCCAAGTGCTAAGACAATGACTAAAATGACTTTAGATATTGGAGATGCTAATTGGAGTAAGGTATTAAAGTATGTAGCAGAGAATAAAGAATTAGGTCTACCAAAGATTGTAAAGAATCTTGAAACTAAATATAATATTAAAGCAATAGTAAAGAAGGAATTATCTAAAAGCGTTAAGTAATGGATAAGGATTTACAGTTACTTAAAGAGGATAGTCATTACTATGGTAAGTTTGGTAAACAATTCTTATCTAATTCAGATATCATAACTTTATTAAACGATCCTAAAAATTTTAGACAAGATAAACCTATGACTAAAGCAATGTTGGTGGGGAGATATTTTCATACAGCTATGCTTGAGCCAGAGAAATTATCAGGTGTAGAGTATTGGACTATAGATTCATCAAGTAGAAATACTAAATTATATAAAGAACAACTGCTGCATTATAAAAGACCTTTAATGATGTTAACAAAAGAAAAGGTAGAGATAGACAAAGCAATTAGTACAATGAAAAACAATTTAGAATTTTATGAGGCAATCTATGATGATAAGAATAAGTTTGAGGTTCCTATAATTCACGAGGTAATGGGGATGAAATGGAAAGGTAAGGCAGATATAGTTGGGGAGGATATGTTAATAGACCTAAAGACTACATCTAACATAAAAGACTTTAAATATAGTGCAAGGAAATACAACTATGATAGTCAAGCATATTTATATCAACAATTCTTTGACAAACCATTAGTGTTTTATGTGGTAGATAAACTAACCTTTGAGTTAGGAGTATACTATCCATCAGAAACTTTTTTAAGTTATGGTAAAGAAAAAGTAGAGAGAGCGATAGAAGTGTATAACAAATTTTATAGTAAAGATGCTGAAGAAGATATTGAAACATACATTATTAAAGAAACGCTTTAATAAAAAAGAAAATGTGGTGTGGTTGAGAGTTCCAACCAATTACACTTCACAGGCTGATCGTGATAAAGTCATGGAGGCAACAATGAATAAGTTGGAGCAAATAATTTATAAAAATTTTTAATTATGGCAGACGAAAAAATCTATGTCGGAAGTGGAACTTCCAAGTTTGATGGGAACTTAATCTCATGCAGTATTTGTTTATCAGATCTACCTCAAGAACATATGTTTGAGTACAATGGTAAGAAATACATTAAGGTAAATGTATCAGCAAAAAGAGATGGGGCTGATGACTATGGTAAAACACATTATGTAGCTATAGATACATTTAAACCTGAAGCAAAGAAAGAGGAAGCTCCAGCTGCTGCACCAGCAGTAGATGAGGACTTACCTTTCTAAGTGGAATAAAATAATTGAAGGGGGACTTCGTGTCCCCTTTCTTTTTGTTCTTAAAGTGTTAAAGTGTTGAATTAAACACTAAAACTTAAGCCCTATACATTTATACATATTATATACTTTTTTATTTTATATTTTTTATATTTATTATTAACACTTTAACACTATAAATAAAATATATAAGTAGTAAATAGATAAAAAAAGAATAAATAAAGTCAACATAAAGTTAACATTAAACAACACAAATCAAATGGAAATAACAATATTTAAAGATATTAAAGATACTGCTCAACCTTTTTATAGAGATGTATCAAAGATATTAGAACGAATTCGAGAAGGAGCGTCCCAAGAAATAGTAAGATCAATAAGGGGAGAAAAAGACAAAGAAGTAAGAAATAAATTAAAGCAATCATTACCTGCAATATGTTTTAGTGGTAAATTTACAAAAAGAAATGATTCCTCATTAAGCAAACATAGTGGGTTAATATGTTTAGACTTTGATGGGTATGAAACTGACAAGTTATTATTAGAGGAGAAGGAATTAATAACTAAAGACAGGTATACATTTGCGTGTTTCATATCTCCAAGTGGTTTGGGGCTAAAGGTATTAGTAAAGATACCGGCTGATATTGAAACTCATAAACAATTTTTTAATTCTTTACAACATCATTTTGATTCTCCTTATTTTGACATTACTTGTAAGAATGTATCAAGAGTTTGTTATGAGTCTTACGATCCTTTAATTTATATTAATGAACAATCCAGTGTATTCAATCAAATTTTAGAACAAGAATACCAAGAGGTTGTAAAGCATAAGGATATTCAAACCATACCTATAACTGATGAAAATAAAATTGTAGATATACTCATGAAGTGGTGGGAAAGAAAGTATGGGTTAAATAGTGGGGAAAGAAACAATAATGTATATATATTGGCATCTGCCTTTAATGACTTTGGGGTTAATAAAACTTTAGCAGAGTATGTAATGGGTAATTTTGTAAGTAAAGATTTTCCTCAAAGTGAAATTAAAAGAACTATACATTCCGCATATAAACAAGTGCAAAACTTTGGCACAAAGTATTATGAGGATGAGGAAAAGGTTAATGAAGTAAAGTCGAAACTGCGTAAAGGGGTGTCTAAAGGAGAAATAAAATCTACTATAGAGGAGTCTTCAGATGTAGAGGAAAGTGTTTTAGACAATGTAATTCGTAGGTTAGAGGAGGAGCAAGATAAACAAAAGTTTTGGAGTAAATCTGAAAAGGGAGTAGTAAAGATTGTGCACATATCTTTTAAAAAGTTTTTAGAAGATAATGGGTTTTATAAATTTAATCCTGAAGGAAGCAAGAACTATGTGTTCGTTAAGGTAACTAACAACTTAATAGACCATACCTCTGAAAAAGAAATTAAAGACTTTGTATTAAATTATTTATTAGATATAGATGACATCTCTGTATATAATTATTTTGCGGACCAAGTAAGATATTTTAGAGAAGAATTTCTAACCTTACTCTCTTCCATTAATGTTTACTTTATTGCAGATGATAAAGATACCGCCTACTTATACTACAAAAATTGTGCGGTAAAAATTACTAAAGATGAAACCATTCCTATAGATTATTTAGATTTAGGAGGTTATGTATGGAAGGATCATGTTATTGATAGGGTATTTGATTTATGTGAGATTACGGATTGTGATTATAAAACTTTTATAAATAATATTAGTGGAGGTACTGAAAAGAGAACAACATCTATGGAATCTACTATTGGATACTTATTACATGGATGGAAAAATTTATCTTATTGTCCTGCAACTATTTTAAATGATGAGGTTATATCGGACAATCCTGAAGGAGGAACTGGTAAAGGATTATTTATGAATGGAATATCTCATATGAAAAAATTAGTAGTGATAGATGGTAAATCATTTAACTTTGAAAAATCTTTTGCCTACCAACTTGTTTCTGCTGACACGCAAATACTTTGCTTTGATGATGTTAAGAAACATTTTGACTTTGAGAGATTATTCAGTGTAGTGACTGAAGGTTTAACTCTTGAAAAGAAAAATAAAGATGCTATCAAAATACCATTTAGTAAATCTCCAAAGGTAGCAATCACTACTAACTATGCTATCAAAGGGAAGGGATCATCTTTTGAAAGAAGGAAATGGGAGTTAGAGCTAAGTCAATTTTACACCAAAGAGTTTACTCCTCTTGTAGAGTTTGGTAAATTAATGTTTGGTGAGTGGGATGATAATGACTGGTGTCAATTTGATAACTATATGATATCGTGTCTTCAGTTATACTTAGACAAAGGACTAATAAAGAGTGACTTTGTTAATCTAAAAGCAAGAAAGTTTTCCGCTGAGACTTCCCATGAATTTATAGAATGGTGTGGGGTAATAGGGGGTAGTTCTAATAGTAAGTTGGTTGAAAATATGAGAATAAAGATTAATGATTTATATATAGATTTTACCAATGAGTATCCTGACTATGCCCCTAAATCAAGAATGGCTGTTAGCAGGGTAAGGTTTGGTAAGTGGTTGATTTCATACTCTCATTATAAATATGGATGTGATCCTATTGAGGGGAGGGATAATATAGGTAAGTGGATTGAGTTTGTAGCTAAAGAACCTCAAGCAGCTCTTGACATATGATAGAGTTTAGAAATTATCAAAAAGATATTATATCAAGAGGTATAGGCATCTTAAAACCTCATCGCTTTTTATATTTAGCAATGGAGGTTAGAACAGGAAAAACTTTGACAAGTTTAGGTATATGCGAAAAATTACATATAGATAATGTTTTATTTATAACTAAAAAGAAAGCTATTTCGAGTATACAAAATGATTATGAACTACTTCAACCTGATTTTGAATTAGAAGTAATTAACTATGAATCTTTGCACAAGGTAAGACAAACGGGTTGGGATGTAGTTATATGTGATGAGGCTCATGGAATGGGAGCATTCCCTAAACCAAGTGGTAGATCTAAGAAGGTAAAAAATATAATATTTAGATCTAATCCATATGTGATATTACTTAGTGGTACCCCTACTCCAGAGTCTTACTCTCAAATGTATCATCAAGTTTATTTTATTCCTACCAGTCCGTTTGCTCACTATAAAAACTTTTATCAGTTTGCTAAACAATACGTTAAGGTGGTCCAAAAGAAAATAGGAGGAATGTATATCAATGACTACTCTAAAGGGAATATAAAAATTATAGAACATATGTCTCCTTATACTATTAACTTTAGTCAAAAGGATGCGGGATTTGTAGTAGATACCACCGAACAAGTTTTAGAGGTAAATATTAAAACCTCTACACTTGATCTGATAAAAAAATTAAAAAGAGATTTAGTAGTAGAGGGGGATAGTGAGGTAATATTAGCAGACACTTCTGTTAAACTAATGACTAAAGTTCATCAGCTATGCAGTGGAACTATTAAGTTTGAGAGCGGTAATTCGATGGTGTTAGATTTAAGTAAGGCCGAATTTATTAAAGAACACTTTAAAGGAAAAAAGATAGGAATGTTTTATAAATTTAAAGAGGAACTTAATGCTATTAAAGAAGTGTTTGGAGATAATATATGTACTGACTTAGATTGCTTTAATACTACTAATAAAAACATTGCTCTTCAAATAGTTAGTGGAAGGGAAGGTATCTCTTTAAGGAAGGCGGAGTGTTTAGTATATTACAACATTGACTTTAGTGCTACATCTTATTGGCAGAGCAGAGATAGAATGACAACTAAAGATAGGTTAAAAAATAACATCTACTGGATATTTAGCAAAGGAGGTATTGAAAAAGATATATATAAGGCAGTGGTTAAGAAGAAAGATTATACCCTCACACATTTCAAAAGGGATTTTGTAAATTTGTAAATGTGAAAAGGTTTGTTATATTTACACTCATTTGGATAAGTCAAAATTTAGCAATACCATTTTGGGTGGTAGGACATATTCACTTATCTATACATGATTTCCATGATGTAATAGAAATTGTTTCATCAATAGGAATGAATGTAATAGTAGCAATAGGATTTTATTTAGACTATAAATATGACCGAACAACAAATACAAAGCAAGAGGATTAAGCAACTGGAGTCGGAAGGATACTATGTTCTTAAGCTAATAAAGACCAATAAGAATGGTATACCCGACCTCCTTGCTATTCCTCCTGACTGTCAAGTTTTATTTTCGGAAGTAAAAAAACCAAATGGCAAACTCTCAAAGCTACAAGAATATAGATTAAAAGAATTAGAAAAACATGGATGTAGAACAGAAGTATATAAAGGAGGCGGGGTTTGATATTGATGAGGGGTTTGTAGAAACCATTCAACAATTTGATATTCGGACAGCTATTAAGATAGCTAAATTTATTCAAGCTAATGTAGACCATGTGCAACCCAACCTTAATGTGTCAACAATTTTAGGAGGTGTTGTTATAAATGATGAGAAAGAGCCTGTTACTTTTGCGGTAGAAATAATAAAAGATTATTCCACTCAAATTATATTATCTGATCTCCAGCTTATTTCAATGGATGAATATTTAGACTTATTAAATTTAAAATCAAATGAACTATCAAAAAGTCCAAACCCTAAAACAAATCGTAGAAGACGTTTGTAAGGTTGATTTTACACTCAAAAGCAGTAAAAGAGAAGTGGTAAATGCTCGGGCAATTTGTTATGATATTCTTAGAAACAAGGAATATATGACGGTAACTGAAATAGGCAGGCACTTCACTAAACATCACTCAACAGTCTTATTAACCTTAAAAAACTTTAAATATATGCTGATGTCAGACGCTCAAATGCGAAGGGATTCAGAAAAAATTGAGGCGTTATGGGCTGCGGTGTCTGGAGATTTTAATGAAGTAAAGCCGGTGTTTATAAAAAAAGAACTGAAATATTTGCGTGAACAAAATAAAATGTTAAATTTGTCATTAAATAATGTTCAAGAACAGTTGGAACAGATAAAAAAACTAATCAATAATGGATTATAACTGATGCCACGAATAGCACCCGAAGACCGTCAGCAAATTGCACACATTACTTTTTTATGTGATACTATTCACGACTTTGGAGATGATATTTATGAGAAATTAATGGATAGAGAACACAAAAAAGTTAAAGTAAAAGCAGAAGAATTAGTTAAAGAACTTCAAACACTTATACGATCTTTATCAGATGAAATTTAAAAATACTTTTAACCTGGTAGTTTTGTGGCCTTGCTAAGAAGTGGCGTATAAAAGTAAAATAGATCAAGCAGCAGCCAGTAAAAGACATTACGAGGCTAATAAAGATAAAATAAAAAAACGTTCTCATAAAAGAAATAAAAGTCAGAGGAAAATAGCCAAAGAATTTGTAGATGCAGTAAAAGGTTTATCTGAGTGTGTGGATTGCGGAGAAACAAATCCTTTAGTTTTAGATTTTGATCATGTAAGAGGAAATAAAACAATGTGTATTTCTAATATGGTAAGAAACTGTTATAGTATAGAATCTATAAAAAAAGAAATAAAAAAATGTGAGATAAGATGTTCTAATTGCCACAGAATAATAACACATAAAAGAAATAAAAACAATGAATAATATATATTTTAAAGAAGATTTTAGTGAAAGATTATTTGAAGAGGTGCCACAAAAACTAATAGATATTTATCATATTGAACCATGGGAAGAATCCACAGGTTTTATTAGAATATTAGATGGAAAAATTATAGTTATATACGTTCATTTTAGAACTAACATTCAAACACATGCTATTTTAAAATTTAATTATAAAAATAATAAAATAAATTTTGATTCTATGTATTTAAGATCTTACAACGGATCTAAATTTAGCAATGATAAAGAATATAGATTAGATAAAGATAATAAACTAATAGCAACATATAATTTTAAATCTAAAGAAGACGAGTTTTTTGTTGTTCAAAATAAAGAATCTGAGGGATCAAAAAAATATAAAAACTTTATTGAACCTCAGCCTGTGAGTGAGGATGTAAAAAGTTTTTCTAAAAATAACTTAAGTAAAGAAATAACAGAAGAATTATTTGATGCTTTTCATCCTGAAAATAATGAAAATGAAATTTACTTTTTAATACAATGAGACATAATATAAATGAACTACTCTTAATGCAGTTAGAGCACAATGAATGCTTGTTAGCTGCAGGATATAATAAAGCTTTAATAGGTATAACTGAAGGGGCTAACCCTGTCGCTGTATATGATGCTCAGTTGTGTATTAAATGTTTAATGGAAGAGGATAATATGAGTAAAGAAGATGCAATAGATTTTTTTTACTACAAAACTTTAGGTTCTGACATGGGGAAAAAAACACCAATATATATTAATACACATGAATAAACAAATAGCTAAAGAATTAAACGAGTTTAGTAAAGTAATAGCCGAAAGGTTTTCTCGTACAGACAGAGAGGGAAATGTAAATAATGAATCATTTAAGGTAGAAGAGGTTATACCAACTTCTGATCATACTGCGGTTATTAATTTTAAAAAGAATAGTGGAAAAATAGGAGTAGCATTTTGTTATTATATTGCTAAAGGAAAATCTAAAGGGTGGAAATATTTCTTTCCTACTGACTCACATGTTAATGGATTCCAGGCGTTCTTATATTATAAGTTAGAGGCTGAAAGAAAAAATTATGATAAGAATTTTTTAGTAGACCAATACAATAGAAACCGAGACCTTAAAGACCATATAAAATTTGAGCATGAAATATAAAACTATTAAGTGGGTTCTTAAACAGAACATTAAAAATAAAGTAAACACATTATGGACGTGGGATAGGGAGGAAAAAAACTTTACTCAAATCTATCAGAACTACAATGATAAACTCCCTATCTACACTGCCGCTCAACTATTCGATTTAATAAACCACGAGATTAAAGAGAGCTCTTTGCTTTAAGAAGCTCTGCACACTTCTCATACTCTTCAGTATAAGTAAAGTATTCTATTAGAGTATCATAAAGATCATCCTCCATCTTAACATATTTTCGTGCAGGATTAAACATCAAAGTTAACTCTGCTGTCTCTTCAATTAATTCATCTAATGTTTTTTTACCTAACAATAAATTATAACTGTGCCTCATACAAAGGTCTTCATTAAAGTTTTTCATATTATTTATATTTCAGTCTTTCGTTTTCTTTTTTAATGAACTCTAATTCTACAGTTAAAGCCGCAAGCTGACTGCTTAATTCCATTAGTTTTTCACTGCATTTATCTTTTTCTGATTCTAATTTTTCCACTCTAAGGATAAGATCATCTCTGTACATAGTCTGCTCGGACTTAATGCTTTGTTTATCTTTAGCTTTCTTTCTTACTAAAAATTCATAAAACTTCCAAGCTCCTCCTCCAAAGAGAACAGCAATTAATGATGTAATTATTGTTGTTAAGTTTGGATCCATTATGATTTTATTTTTCTATACAGGATTTCATTTTTAAGTTTAACCCATATCCATATCCAAATAAACAAATAAAAAAACGTAATGGTTAAAGCTTTTAATGCTGCTAAATCAAATGAAGACTCAGGATTACAAGACAGGTCTACTACATACCTAATAGTGGCAAACAAAGTTAGCAACAGATATACGGATACAAAAAACGTACATCTTTTAATACAATACATAGATGTAAATATCCCTATACTTACTATTAAGTAAGCCCCGTATAAGTAATAAGTATTAGGCTGACCTAAGTCTAACCAATATTGATAGTCAGTCCAAAGGACTTGATTGTTTAATATATCTGACACACACCAAAATAAAAGTAAAGGTTGGACATCGTAATATTTTAATATGTCAAAAAGATATTTAAAATATTTAGTTATCACCTGGGTAATTTAGGTGTTGGAGGTGTAGGAATATTTGGAGTTTGAGGAGTTCTTTTTTCCAAATCTTTTTGCATCCTGTATAATTCTGGATGATATTTTTTCATATCCTTATCACTCATTGGTGTGCTTGGTTTTTTGTTTATGTCTTTATATATAGTTCCAATAACCTCTTTTCTTACATCTTTATAGATAGGAATTAATCCTAAGTTTCCTAAAATTTCTAAAGGAAGTCTTTCGCTAATCTCTCTTTCTTGTCTTTCTCGTGCAGCTTTTGTTTTACGCTTTGGTTCACCCAGTTTTGAAACTCCAAAAGATAATGTTTTAATAGCCGGAGTATAAGGGCCAAATAAGTTAAGCATTATCTTTCCTAAATCATAACCTTTATATTCTCTTCTTCCTGCAGTAATAGTGTATTGTAATGCATCTTTATATGGATCGTACTCACCATCTCTTAACATCTCAAGGTTTTGTTCATTAAAGTTTTCAACACCTATATTTATTAAACTTTTAGTTACATTTCCAAAGTCCCTTCCAAGTAATAAAGTGGAAAATGCAGATAGAACCGCTTGTCCTACTTGCTTGTCTATATCTTTTTTCTCCTCCTCTTCTTCATCACTAAACAATCCTATTAAACCACTGCCCATCACTTTGACTAACAAGGTATAAAGAACCATACGAGAAGTAACTCCCGCTATCATTTTTGCTCCTTGTATTTTATTTATCATACCATTACCTACTGCAGCGTTAATTCCAGTACGGGCTGTCATATACTCAAAGATTAAGAAGTTCTGCATAAAATTATTAAATATATTAAAGGCTCTTGCAGAAATGCTTTGATTTTTATTTGTCTTCCCTTTTAAAAATGTTTGGTAAGGGTTTGTAGTTGCTCCTGCTTGAACAGAGTTTTCATCAGCTTTAACTTGAGCGGTTTTAATTGCCTCCGCATATTTAGTCATGTAAGCCTCATCATTTTTTGCTATCTTATCCAAATCAACCTCCACTCCTGCTGCTTCTTTAAAAGCATTTGCAAAGCTTCCAAACCATATTGGTTTCATAATCATTTTATCAGGAGATGATATTAATGTATCGGCTGTTAGCTCAACAAAATTCATATATTTTTTAAGAGATAAATTATAAATTTGCTGTAGTTTATTAGCAACTATACTTTTTGTTTTACTATCTTTTTTACCTATACTTTGATTTAAAATATTAGTATCCACCATTCTTCCTGACAGCTTATCTCCAGGAAACATACGATTAGTCTGGGTACTATTTACATTATCCATTACTTGGACAGCATCAGCTGACATAACAAAAGATCTGAGCTTACCAGCAGTTAATAAAGCTTGTGGATTTACAAAAACCGCATAAGATAAGTTGGCTAATAATTCGGCAGCAAACCTTCCTGTTCCCGCTAACATAGTACGGTATCCTTGTTTACTCATGTAATCAAATGCTCTATCTCCTAAAGTGCTTTCCGTAAACATGTTGACAAGATCCATTTCTATAGATTCATTAAAAGCTCCTTTAATAGCATTAAATATCTTTCGTTGTTCTTTTGGTATCCTACCATTATTGTCTTGCTCTAATTTATTTTCGGCAAATTTTAAAGTTCTTCGAGCAGTCCTCACAGGTTCTGTCATGTACCTATCTAATAAAACAAACTTTGCTCCCCTTTGGGCTGAGGAGTAAATATTAAAATTAAGAGGAGCTACCTTACCTGTACGAGAAATTAAAGACTTAGCTTTTGTAGAAGGGTTTAAAGAATCACTAAATTCCGTTACACTATCTGTTCCTTTAATTGTTTCAGTAGTATCTTGTATTACATTTAAATGAACATAATTATCTATTGGATTAATTTTATCTCCTCTTATAACTCCCGAAGTATATTCGGCAAGAGGAAGCATTTCTTTATTTACATCTTGAATTACTTTGATAGAATTTTTTTCTGCAGGATTAAAAGAATTATAAAGTTTATCTAAATTTATATTTCCTTTTGAGTCAGAAAAATCTTCTAAAATATCTTCTAATACTTGAGCATCTTTTTCAGCGTAATGAGTTTTACCATCTCTAATTGCTTTAATAGTAGACTTAATATATTCAGCAGCTGGATTTACTTGTTTACTATCAGGATTAGACTCAAACTCTAATTGGACCATGTAAGCTGTTTGTTTAAAGCTGGACTTTAATAACTTATTCATATCCGATTTAAAAGATTTTTTTACTTTATCTTGTGCTCTCTCAATTCTCTGTTGAACAGTAGAAAATGCTTTATCAAATGTAGCTTTAGCTTTTGCAAGAGGATTAAATAAAGAATTATAAATATCTTTCCCTTTAAAATTACCAAAAACTTGGTCAATATAAAACAAAGGGTTTCTTCTTATCATTTCTAAGTAAGCATCTTTTCTGGTTAATAGGGATTTAAAGTTTGCATATATTTTAGAAAGTGGTAATGGCTTTCCTTTACTTATACCATCAGCTAAAGTATCCCCATCATTAATCGCTTCCATGCTTTCTACTAATAACTGAGCATAGTGAGGGAGGTATCCGTTGTTTATATTATCTATAACTTTTAACAAGTTTTTTAGCTGCGTAATATTCAACTGGTCTAAAGCTACTGTGTTAATTAATTTATCTAATCTTTTAGCTAAAGCTCTTTCCTCTCGAGTAGGTAAAGAATCTTTATCTATAATTACATTATCAAATCTTTTTATTATATCTTGTCTTTCTTGATCTAATTCTGCGTCTGTTTGTTGCGTGTCTTCTAATTGAGGTGAAATATCTTTTTTATACTTACGCATTAAGTCCGCATACTCAGTAGTAATTTCTCCCTCGTCTAACATTTTCTTTACTGTCTCAGTATAATTTATAGTGTCGTTATCATTATAAACTTTATTATTAGAGTCAGCAAAAATTAAAGAGAGTTCATCTACTTTAGATTGTTCCATCTCCAATGCTTCTAAAATACTTTCTACATCTTTAATGCTTTTACTTTTTTCATCCAGTGTAAGTACAGAAGCTCTTTCACCAAACATTTCTAATACTTCTAAATATTTATTAAGCACACTATCAGGAATCAGAGTAGGGTTTACACTTAGCAATCTATTTAAAGAACCTAATAAACCATCTGCTTTACCTAATTTAGTAAATATATTTTTCTTAGCTTGCTTTCTTTTCTTATTAGCAAATGCCATCTTAGAACTATACTCCGCATCTTTAAATACATTAGCCATGTAATCAATAAAGGAATTAACAGAAGCGTCATTAAACATATTTACTTTTGAGAATCTACTGATAACAGCTGCCGCTTGTTTAGCAGATATTCTTCCTGATGAAACCAATTCTTTAGTGGTAGCAGCTAACTCTTTGCTTCCTTTTACGAAAGCAGCCTTAGCAGTTTTAGCCCCTCTGTTTAAATCTCTTAACCTTTGATACAATAAAGTCTTGTCTGATACCGTTATCTTCTTAACGTCTTTTAATTTATCAAACAACTTATTCATTGTTACTGAAGGTTTATCTTTAATACCAAATCTTTCTCGAGCATCTCTTAATAAATTTTCTCTTTGTATATCTGTCGCTCTTTCATAAACCTTAGACCCTTTAATGTATTCAATTACATTTTCAGAAATCTTATTGAATTTAACTCCTCTTTTTTCAGACTTAGAAATAATCCCTTCTACTTCTTTCATCATTCTTTCATAACCCGTCATCTCTCCTTTCTGCTGACGCTTGGTAACAGGATTAAACTTTCTGTCTGTTTGTTTATCTCTTAAATAATACTTTGTAGTTTCTCCTCTATCACCTCTTGATCGGTCCACTCTATGTCCTACCTTCCCCGCCCATTCTTCCAAGGCATCTAAATCATAAACATTTTTAGGTTCTATAAAACCATCTTTATCCATCTTATAAAAGTTCATAAGTTTAGCCATAGTTGTAGGCTGTCCTTTCTGCTGACGCTGTTTAGGTTTAGAAGTTTTTTTAGTTTCCTTCACAGGTTTTTGAACTCTTCCTTCATCTAATACACTAACATCTTGCTCAGTAATGGTTTCTCCTGTTCTAACTTTTTTAGATAAAGTATTAAGTAAATCAATTACATCCTGGTCAGTTTGGGTAGCACTATCTAATTCTTTTTTAATACCTAAAGTTTGGGCAATCTTATTTATCCATCTACGAATTAAACTCTTTTGAGGAGCCGATAATTGCTGGTAGTTAGAAGATAATTCTCCTACTATTTCTGCCACCTTTTCTTCGTTTTGTAAATTAGCATCATAGTTAGCCGCAAACTCATTTACTTTTTTTAACAAAGCTGAATCTTTAGGTAATGTCTTTGCTAACGACTGCATCATTTTTTTAGTAACTTGTTGAGTATTAACATCAGTCTTAAGTTTACTTAAAATAATTGCGTGAAAAGTTTCATGAGCTATAGTAGAACGTTTAGCTTTTTCTAAATTAATATGTATGGTTTTAGTATTGTTATCATATACCCCTCTGTTATTAGCATTGTCATTTGCTTGATCAGCAAAGTCATTAGCATTTTCATGCAGTACAATTTTTATTTCAGGTACAATGTTTTTTAAAGCTTTCCCTGCTTTAACAGCAGTTTCTTTTACTAATTCGCTAAACGCAAAACGAGTTTTATTAGGAGGTATTTTACTCCTATTCATAGATACTGTTTCATCTACTTGCTCGAAAGCGGGAGTTTCTATTTCCGTCTCTTGTTGCGTTTCAATATCTGTTTGATTTTCTTGACCTTCTTGGGTAGGCTGCCCAGGGGTGTCTCTTTCTCCCACCTCTTGGCTATCTTGGGTAGATTCTTGTACATCCACCTGCGTTGTGCTTGACTCTTGAATGGCATCTTGTTTCTCTTTTATTAGTTTATTTTTTCTTTCTTGTATTGCGGCATCATCAATAATTTGTTGCCCTGAATTAGGCATACCTCGTGATTCCATTTGAGCGTTTAATTCATTGTCTAACTCCAAAGACTCTCTTGCTTCTTGATCTGTCACCTCAACTTCTGCAGTTGTTTCTACTTTTGTATTATCTAATATTTCATCTATTCTATTATTAACCTCTACCAATCTTCTCTTGGAAGCTCTGGTATTATCTTTTTCTAACCTGCTTTTTTCATGCTCTAAAGATGTAAGTTCATTTAAATCTTGCTCATTATTAATGCCTAATCGTTTTAATTCTGCTTTTACTATAGCATCCTTTTGAGCTTTGTTCTTTCTATCTTCCGCAATTTTTTTAAGAGCACTATTATTTTCAATAGTAACTTCAGCCTCTGCTATTTCTGCATCAGTAGCTGTCTTTAAAAAAGTAATCATATCTTGCTCTGATACAATACCATCTTTTCCTTTAGAGTTTAGTTTATAAACAGCAGGTCTAATTTTATTTAATGTAATAGCAGAACCCGCCTCTACTGCGGTACCCTGAGTTCCTATAAACATCTCGTCTAAAATTTCTGCTACATCATACTCTTGACCAGCTACCGTCATACCTAAAACTTCCCCAACACCTCCACCTACAGAACCTACTGCTTCTACTTTTACCGCTGTTTTAAGTCCTTCTTTAAGGGTTTGTTTACTTACATCTTTAGCGGCTTTTTTAACCATAGAACTGGTTATACCTCCCGTATATTTATCTACTAAACCTATAACCGCACCTCTACCTGCAGATTTTATTCTTAAATCTTGAAGCTGCTCTGGGTTACTTAATACTTTTTTTACCCCTTCTAAATTCCATTCATCTCCATTTTCTTTTACTTGTTCTTCAAGTAACTCTGCAAAAGTAAGACCTGTTTCTAATGTAGCACTGGCCGCACCATAAGCCCAAGGAAGACTGGCTACAAATGCAGGTACTGCACCTGCTCCTGCCGCTGCAGCTCCTGCCGCTGTTGTTCCTGCCACTACAGTTCCCCCCGCTGATAAAGATGCTTTGTTTGCTAATTGAGTAACAGATTGTATTAGTGCTAATGGAGCTCGAGTAGGGTTTTCATAATAAGCCATCAACCAACCAAAAGCTCCGCCACCCCATTTTTCTTTAGCTTTATTCCATTCCTCCTCTTCTCTTACATATTCCCCGTCTTCTAAATCTTGTAATACTTTTAGAAAGTTTTCTATATCTATATCTTTAGCATCAGCTCCCTCATATAATAATTTTAAAGCTTCATCTACTGTGTTACCTCTATCGACAGCGTTCCCTACAGTTTTAACTACATCATCTCCAAAGTCCATCCATTCGTTATAATCGAACAATCCTAATATACCAGGGAGATTATCTACATCTTCATCAGTAGCCTCTATTAGACCAGGTGAAGTATATTCATCAGTAATTAAACCATCAGACTGATATAGTTCTTCAGTATCTGTTTCCATCAGATCCTCCTCAACAGGAGTTTCTGTGACAACTTCTTCTGCAGTAGTCTCAACTACTTCAGGTTGAATAGGGGGTGTGGTTAGTGAACTACCAGCTGGTTCAGATGGTATTTGAGGAGAAGGCTCCGATGAGCCAGGTTCTTGAACTTGTTCTGTATCTGATACCATAACTTCCTCTTCGGAAGAAAATTGTGAATCGTCTTTTTTTTTTAAGCTTGGAAAAGCTTGTTGAAATTGTTCTGTAGATTCAAAACTATCTTCTACTAAGGGAAAGAAAACTCCTATCCCTTCAGTTTCAATTATAGCTCTCGCCTCGTTTACATCTTCAAGACCACTCTCACTTTCTTGTAATAGTTCAAATAAAGCTTCTAACTCTTTCTCATCCATGGTATTATTGGTTTTTAGCTCTTATATAATCAGTATAAGTTTTCCCTTGATTTTCTTTTATCCATTCTTTATAGGTCGGGAAGTTTTTATCAGTTCTATTAAACCTTTTGTTTATGTCTGTATTTTTCTTTTTAACCAGCTCTTGTATTTGGGTAGCAATATCTTCTCCAGAGTTTTTATCCAGGAATGTATCTCCCATAGTGATTATTGCATCAAATAAATTACCTTCACTATCTTTTACCTGAACTGTTTTTCCATTGTTTTTTCTATCCACTATTCTAAAAAAAGCATCACCATTAGCATCCGTATCCACCTCTATTGCTTGACCTATTCTTTTCAAGTCAGTCTTAAATGTTGCAGGTAAAAACCCTGGTGTGTTAATGAGCTCTGTAAAGTCTGTTACTAACTGTTCAGGTTTAGCATTTCTACCCAACCAATTTTCTGTAGAAATACTCTTAGAAACCTCAGATAGTTTTTTATTTACATACTTACCATCTTCTAATACCGCCACTAAACCTGGTGTATATGTTGATTCTGCTTGTTGTGTAAATCCTGATAATGGATCATCTAAAGTTACATCGCCTTCCGCAGCACTTAAATCAAATTGTTTTAAAGCACTATCATAAAGTTGCGGCATATCCGTTCCCGCTTGAATAACAGCATATAATGCTCTTTCAGCATTTTTAACTGAACCATTTGGATCCCCAAGTATATCATCATCTCCCTCTGAATATATAACTCTAAACTGACCATTAGCCATACGATCAATTCTTCTCATTTTCCTTTCTCCTTCTTTTACATTTTTATTATACATAATAGCTAACTCATCTCCTGCCGCTTGAGCATCAGCTCCCGTACCTGTAATAAAAGTTCTTAGGGTAGTAAATGCACCTTTTCCTATGTCTTTGTCTTGACCAGCTTGTATATTTGCTTGAGTTGCTTGAGGGGCAAATGGAAGGTTTTTACTTTCTTTAGTTTGCTTTACATCTAAAGAGCTACTTATCATACCCATCATATACTTAGTTGCAGCCTCATCTTGAAACTCATTAAACTCAGGAACTAATCTACCTCCTTCAAATTTAGTTCTCAATATAGGATTATTTTTTTCGTCTCCAGGATTCTCCTCATTCCACTTCTCATATTCTTCTAAACTACCTACTTTATATTGCTCTCCTTTTTCTGTTAAAATAGCAGAGTTTTCTGCTAATAAATCTTGTTTCCCTACATCATTTGTTAATACCGAAAGGGCTTCTTTTCTCAACACATCCTGTCCTCTTTTATTCTTAGGATCAAAAAAATCTTGTTCTGCCTTGGTTACCATTTCTTCAGTGATTACTACCGAATTACCTAAAGATCTTTTTAAATCTGCAGTAATAACACTACCTAATCTATCTTTCACTGTATTTATACTTCCATTAAGATCATATGCGTCATATTGTTGTTTTAACATAACACTCATATTTTGTACCGTCATACTTTCTCCTGGTATAGGATTACCCTCATTGTCCACACGAATGTTTACCGCCTCTCCTGTCATAGGATCCCAGTCTAATTCTAAATTATTTAAAGAAGCAAACCCTTCCAACATACCCGCTTGGTATCTTTCTAATGCAGCATTTTTATCAGTCTGAGTACGATCAGTATATAATTTAAAAGCTTGGTCATAAGCCTGAGCATTAGCTTTTACTAATTTTAAATTCGCAGTCACGTTGTTTTGAAACTTAGTAAATTCTGAAGGTTTCACTATTCCTTTTTGTACTAAGTTGTACATATCTTGATTGTAGTTAGCAATTTTTTGACCCCCATTTACTGCATATTGCTGAATGGTAACATCATTATATTCTCCCATGTCAGCCGCTGCCGCTTGTTGATCAGTAAAAGCTTTCTGTATTGCAGCCTTCTTGGTTTCTCTCGCAGTGGCAACATCACTAAAAGCTTTAGTAATATCAGCACCAACCTTACTCCAATTAATTAAAGAATCTTTATCTTGTCTTTCGTAAACATCAAAGTCTATAGTTTTTTTTGCGAATTTATTTGCCATCTTTATTATTAAATATTTTTCTTCGGAAAGTTAAACCCTTTGCTTTTATAGAATTCTGTTAATTGAGCATCATTCATTCCTTTTGCTCTCCTATACTCTTCTCTGGTTAAGCCAAGCTCACTTAATTTATTCTGATATTGTGCATCATTCATGTCTCCTTTACCTACTTGAGATTGTTTAGCTAATTTAGCACCTCTTCGAGTGGCCCCACTTTGACTAAATAAAGGAGCGGCATCCCCAACTTGACCTACTAAAGCCCCTACACCAGCTACTCCTTCTTGAATAGATTGGCTACGAGCAAATTCAGCATCTGCTCTCCTTTGGTTTTGTTCTCTTGCTTGAGCTACATCCATCTCTATAAGTTGTTGATTTATAGCGTCTTTACTTTCTGCTTTCATCATGTTAAGATCAGATATTTCTTCACCCATAGCGATACGAGTTTGCTCTCCTGCTGCAGTTTGCTGAGCTCCCACCCTTCCTACTCCAGCGGCTAAAGCTCTGGCATCTCCTTCTTGAAGAGCCTCTATTGCTTGCTGTTGACCCGCTAATTGATTTTCAAACTCTGCTTCATAAGCATCTAACGGAACATTTAATGAAGCAAAATAATCTACTTCAGCTTTTGATTTAGCCTCTTGCATTGCTTTTTTTGCTTCTGCGTCTGCCTCTTCAGCTGCTTTTTTTTGTTTTGCCGCATTTCTAAAGCTCATTGTTGTGCTTGCTGCTGTTGCTGCTATACCTACTACTGCTGCTGTTACTACTGCCATAATTATATTGTTTTAATCATTTCATGAGTGTAGGTACTACCCTCCACAAAACCTATTTTTTTATACACATTAATTAAAGGTTTGTTTTTAATCAGTGCATATACATATTTTTTCCCTAAACTTTCTGCTTTATCACTTATAGTTTTTACTAATAATTCCAAAGCTTCCTTTCTTTTTTGCCTGTCTTTATATTTTAAATTAGAGATAATCCAATCACACCATGTTGCTTTTG